CCCCCACCATCACCCACCTACCACCCGACGACACAGAAGGAGGCTCGACATGAGCAGGATCGACTATAGCTGGCTGGCCACCAAGCCGCCAAAGCCCGACGTCTACATGACGCGCATCAACACATCCAAGGTGCACACCGTGCGCTACTGGGACGGCCAGCGCTGGTTCGACATTTCCACGTCGGGCACCACCAGCCGCGGCGGCAGCACGCCGTTTAAGTGGCCGAAAAAGCCACGCGTCAGCATCGGCTGGCGCAAGAAATACCCGCTGTCGCTGCGCAAGATCACCAACCAGACCGCCATTCAGTGGGGCACGCCGTACCGCGTCTATGACAACAAGGAAGTGCTGGCCCACCTGGTGAAAACCGGCGTCCTGCCGGCGTCTTGGCGCATTGCGTACCAGAACGAGATGCGCGCCGCAGACCACCGGGAGATCCGGGGTTGAGCCGCGCGGCGATCATTTCACTCACGCGCAAGCACGGGCCGATGACAGCGAAACAGCTTGCGTCGGCCCTGTCGCTTCAGGGCAGCACCTTGCGCACCTGCCTGCGCCGCGCGCGCGCCCACGGCACGAAGTACATCCGCATTGCCGACTGGGCTGGCGGAGTGGCCATGTATGGGCCGGGGCCCGAGCCGGACGCCGAGGGCGGCAGCACGGGCGAGCGCGTGATGAGCCTCATGGAGGACGGCGGGCGCGCCACCGTGGCCAACATGGCGAAGCGCCTGGGCGTGACCGTCCTGGCCGTCGATGCCGCCGTGCGGCGTCTGCGCAAGAAGCCCGGCATGCTGCACATCGACGGCTGGGAGCGTCGCATCGGGCAGCCAGGCGGTCGCGAGGGTGCGATCTACAAGGCCGGACCCGGCAAGGACGCCCCCCGGCCGGACTTCACAAACAGCCAGCTCGAAGCCGAGCGCCGGCGGAACGAAAAGCGCCGGATCAAGCACACCATCAACGGCGGCCGCACCAGGGCGCGCAAGGCCGCCAAGGGGCCCACAGCGGGCTTTTTTGACGGCCTCATGAGGTAGCCGGCCCAGACGCAAAAAAGCCGCCAATGAGGCGGCTTTCTCGTTGTGGCGCAGGCATCAGATCGGCGGCTCGTCATCGCCCAGGATGTGCGACAGCGGGATGGCCACCACCTTCGAGGTCACGCCGGCAAACTTGAACGTCTGGTTGCCCGCCACGTTGGCGCCCTGTACGCGCAGGAGCTGCCCGCGAAGGTCGGTCGCATAGGCCGTGTCCTCGACCAGCTTGCGCAGGCTCTTGCTGCCCGTGCCGAACAGCGCCTCGGTGCCCTTGATGCGAATCCCGTTGCGGCGCAGCACGTCCACACACAGATCGACCTCCAGCGTGCCAGAGCCGACGGCGCGGCCGGACGCGGCGGCCAGCATTTCGTAGACGGTGATGTCGTTGTTGGACACCCGAATCTTGGCCTCCATCACCGAGGCCAGCGCCTTCGCCGGGTCGTCCAGGCCGTCGCCCGAATCCTTGTGGTCCGACCAATCGAAGCTGTCGATCATGGCCAGGGCCTCCGCCTCGGTGGCCACCTTGCGGCTCGTCAGGCACCAGGCGCCCGCCAGCAGCGTGCCGTACTGGTCGCCCATGCGCTGCGTCCCGAAGCGAAGGGCGCCGGCTTTGCAGAACACCTCCACGTTCGCGATGATCGTCGGCAGCATGGACAACGAGCGGGCCAGCAGGCGAGCGGGCCAGGTGCCGGCGCGCTTGATCTTATGGAGCTCCTCCTCGAGCTGCGCCCACTGGGCATCAACCGTGTCCGTTTTCACCGGCGGGCGCAGCACCAGGGGCGTGATGCGCGAGCGATCGCTGTCCTTGTCGAGCATCGTGTTGATGGACGCAAGGCAGAACATCGAGCGCACGTGAAAGCGCATGCCGCTGCCCGAGATGGTGCCCTTGGCCGTCTGCGCCGACGTTTCCGTCGACGACTGGCGCACCGTGGTGAGGATGGACTTCATCCGCTTGCGGTCGGCTTCATCGTTGGGCTCGAACTCGTCGATCAGGATGGGCACCGCGTCGGCGCCGACCGATTGACGAATGCCGGGCTCGGTGGAATCGCCGGCCAGCGGCTCGGAGATGCCCTCCAGCAGCGCCTGCGCGTATTCCTCGTACAGCGTGGACTTGCCAGAGCCCGCGGCGCCGGTGATCCAGATGTGGGGGCGCCATGGCAGGGCCCCGCAGATGGGCGACAGGAACACCCAGCCGGCCAGCAGCGGCGCGGATCCAGGGCGGGCCCACTTCGCCAGCTTGGCGACGTTCAGCAGGTGCAGGCCTTCCTCGTCGGTGACGGGGTCCGGTGCTGGCGCTGGCATCGACTTCGACATGGGGTACACCCAGGACGAGCCCGTCATGCCGGAGATCTCCACGCGCGCGCCATCGACGGACAGGTGGTCGCCGTGGTGGAAAACCACCCGGCCCTTGTCGTTCCAGGCGCCGCGGCCGCGCACCCGGCGCGGGTCGTAGATGCCGCGCGCGTGGGCCAGGGCGATCAGCCACTCGAAGGCCGCCGCCTTGTTGATGCCGCCAGCCTTGCCCGGGGCGGAGAAATACATTTCCCACCAGTTCATCGGGGCCAGCTCAACGAAGCCGGTATCCGAGCTGAACGTCGAGCGCGTGCGCGAGATCACCTGCTGCTTCGCCCGGTGAAAGAACCAGTAGTCGTCGCCGTCGTAGCCCAGGACCACGAAGTGCGCGCCGGCATCGATGCTGTCGAATTCCTCGTTGGGAACAGGCATGGCGGGCTGCTCGTCGAGCGCCGCGTCCTGGTGCTCGGGCTCAGGCTCCGAAGCCGGCGCAGGCGCAGGCGGTTGGACGGTGGCGCTGACCAGCGCGAGCTCGATCTGCTCCGCGACAGCGGGAAGACCCTCGGCCACAGCCATATCGTTGAAGTCGCCGCCGGCGGGCGGAAAGGCCACGAGACAGCCCGACTCCTTCGCTGCCTTGTTGGCCTCGGCGAGCCCCGGGTTGCCCTCGGTGGCGGTGTCGTTGTCGGCGGCCACCACCAGGATGGCACCAGGCGCACGCTCGCGGAGCTGGCGCGCGACGTTGCGCAGGTTGCCAGCGTCCACGCACACCATGACCATGTGGCCAGTGGCCTCATGCACGCTCGCGCCGGTGGCGTAGCCCTCGGCCAGGATGAACACCGGGCGGCCGTCCACTTGCGCCGGCTTCTTGCCGATGACAAAGAAGTTGCCGGACTTACGGCCGCTCTTGAGCAGAGACTTGCGGCCGTCGGGCTTCGAGCTGAACGCCTGGAGCGTCCAGATTTTCCGGCTGCGATCCATGATCGGCATCAGCAGCGCCTGCAGGCCGATGACCGTCACCTCGCCAGTCTCGCCGTCCACCTTCTCGATTTCAAAGCGCCCGTAGCGCAGGCCATGCGACTGCACGCCCTTGCGCTCCAGGTAGGCATGGTCGTCGCACGGCGCGGCAGCGGCCCACAGCTCCTGCGCCTTCAGGGCTGCGGCCTCTTGGGCGGCCAGCTCCTGCTGCGCGGCCAGCGCATCACGCTCGGCGCGCGCCTTGCGGCGTTGTTCAATTTCAGCGGCCGACGGCTTCTTGTGGGTGGTGTCGTCCTTCCAGCCCGCCTGCTTTGCGTCGTAGAACAACGACGCAATGGTGATGCCCTTGCCGGCCTTTACGGATTTCCAGACATCGCGCGCATCGATGGCGCGGTAGGCTTTACTCAGCGAAGACCACTGGTCCCAGATTTCAAAGCCATCCTCGCCAAACTCGGATTTGATGGCCATGGCCTGCCGAACCCAGACAGCCCGGGTTTCGGGTGACAGATGGCTGAGGGCAGCACGAACACGTTCTGGATTGGCGTCATGCATAGACGCCCCTGGAAAAATTCAGCAACACAAGCCTCCCCCGCTGCGCCTCCCCCGGGTGAAAAAATGGTGGGCGGCGCGCACAGGGGGGAGGACTGCGCGCGCCTTTTTAGACCGGGAGCTACCCGGTCCTAGCCCTTAACAGGATGGCACCACGGCCGATGAGTCGCGCCGTGATTGCCGTGCATTTGAGTGAGCTGGCATCTTACAGCGGATCCGGCGTCCGGCCGGCGAGCCATGCATCAATAATCTCGTTGGCCTGCGCCTCGGATGCAGCAAACCCAGCAATACCGCCGGCTTTTTGCACCTGCTGCACGAAGTTGATCTGGTTCGTGCGCCGGTGGCCACCGCCCGATTCTTTCGTTTCGATGACGGTGAAGACGGGCAAGCGCCGGCCGACCATTTCAGGCGTGACCACCACGTCGGTCCACCCAGCCAGGTCAGCGAGGCCTGGTACGGTGTCACCGTTCGTGAGGGCGAGCCCCAGGGCGACCGGGCGGGCGAAGGGAACGTGCGCGGTGCCGCGGGCGTCCACCTCAACCCGGCCACCGCCGGACAGCCAGGCCTTGCCCGAGTTCGCGCGGAACAGCGTCACTCGAGCGAGCGCCCGGCGCGCCAGGGCGAGCCAGACGTTGCGCTGGACGGTTGACTCAGCGGCCATCGGGCTTTGCGCGGGGCACAGGGTCCGCGATGGTGAAGTGGCGCGGCGCCTTGTCGGCGTGGCGATCCAGGATCGCGCCAGCAAGCGCGTTCAGGCGCGGGTAGAACTCTGGCGAGCTGGGGGGGCGGTCATCGGTCAGCATGCCCTGGATCATGGCGTCACGCAGAACCACCAGCGAGGTGATCGCCTTGGTGACGTGGTGCATGCCGGATTCGGGATCGATATCGACACCCTCCCACCAGTCCATCAGGTGGCGCATGGTGGCGTCGTAGTAGACCGAAGACTGCACGCCCACGGCCCGGTAGTTGTGGCGGCCGTATTTGGCTGCGCCCTCCAGCATGGCCACGCCGACCTCCGCCAGGACGGCGGCCGAGACGGTGGACATGGGAGCCTTGCGGATGCCGATGGCGTCCTTTGGGTTGGACGGCTTGCTCCCATCCGCCGCGGGCGGATGGAATGTGAGCGCGTCGTGGTCGTCGTGGTGCAAGAAGGCCATGATCAGAACGGAATGTCGTCGTCCATGTCGTCGAAGCCACCCGCCTGGCGTGGAGCACCAGCAGGCGGGCGGGCAGCGGCAGGGGCAGCAGCGCGCGGTGCAGGAGCAGGAGCAGCGCCAGAGTCGCCGCCGCCGGATTGCTTGCTGCCCAGCATCTGCATCTGGTCCGCGCGGATCTCGGTGGCGTACTTTTCGACGCCCGCAGCGTCCGTCCACTTGCGCGTTTTCAGCGAGCCTTCGACATACACCTGCGAGCCCTTGCGCAGGTACTGGCCTGCCACGTCGGCCAGCTTGCCGTTGAAGACGACGCGGTGCCACTCGGTGGCTTCCTTCATTTCGCCGGACTGCTTGTCCTTCCAGCGGTCGGTGGTGGCGATGGTGACGTTTGCCACCTTGTCACCCGACGGGAAGGTTTTGATTTCGGGATCGCGGCCGAGATTGCCGACGATGATCACTTTGTTGACGGAAGCCATGAACTCTCCTGGTGAATTGAAATTGTTGCGTCACGATTAGCGGCGTGACATTCCCGCGTATTTCTCCCGGGCCTTGGCGCGCGCGTTGAACGTCGCGCGAGCCCATCCGGGCGAGTAGCCGCGCTGCGCGGCGATGCGCTCCAAGTCCTCAATGGTCTTGGCGCCCCGCACTTCGGCGTGCCGCTGGTTCTTCATCCGCAGCGCCATGTCGGCGGTGATTTCCGTCAGCTCGCCCTCGGCGTACTCAATCTTTCGGACCTTGGCCTCGTACACATGCCCGCAGCCAGGGCACGACGGCGCCGGCTCGTGGCACAGGTAGCACTTCGGGCATTGCGCGATCGGCAAGGGCTGCTCGTCGGCCTTCTTTTTGCCTTTGACCTTGGTGACGCCATCCAGCGACCACTCGCGTTCCTCGTCCGCAAAGCCGTGCTTAAACGTGAGGCCGGCGTGGTCGAGCACGAAGCACTTCCCACCCTTGGGGCCGGCCGCGATGGCGGCGAAGCGCTGCTCCGCGTTGCCCAGGGGCATGCCGGGCGCGTAGATCGTGCGTAGGCCGCGCCCGATCACCTGCAGGTAGGACGACAGCGACATGGTGGGGCGTAGCAGTATCACGGCACCAATGGCCGGACAGTCCACGCCTTCCACCAGCAGCATGGCGAAGGTGATGATCTTGAGGGTGCCCAGCTCCAAGGCCTTGAGCGCGCGGTCGCGGTCGTCGGGCGTGCTGTCGCCGGACAGCGCCAGCGCCGGGATGCCGGCCGCGTTGAACTCGTCGGCGACGTGCTTTGCGTGGGCGACGTTCGCGCACCAGGCAACGGCGGGAACACCCGGGCAGATTTTGCGCCAGTGCTCGATCGCGTTGCCGGTGATTTTCGGCTTGTCCATGACCTTCGCGAGCGCGTCGGAGTCGTAGTCGCCCCCGACCTTTTTCACGCCAGCGAGATCCACCTGCTCCTTCGAGGCATAGACGGCCGGCTTCACAAGATAGGCCTGCTCGATCAACTGCTTGATGCTGATCCCCTGCACCAGCACCTGGAACATGCCGCCAGCACCAGCGCCCAGGCCCTTGCCATCCAGCCGGATGGGAGAGCCCGTGACACCGAGCACCACGGCGTCGGGGAACGCGGCGCGAATGTCCATGTACGACTTGGCGGCCGACAGGTGGGCCTCGTCGATGATGATCATGTCGAAGGACTCGCCGCGCGCCTCCATCTGCTTGAGACGGCGCACCAGCGTTTGCACGCTGGCCACCTGCACCAGACGGCGCGGGCTTGGGGTGAAGCCGGCCATGATGATGCCGTGGGCCACGCCGTAGTCGTTCAGCTTGCGGCTGGCCTGTTTTATCAGGGTATCCCGGTGGGCCAGGATCAGAACGCGCTTGCCTTTGGTGGCAGCGCCGCGCGCGATGTAGCTGAACACGACGGTTTTGCCGGCGCCGGTGGCAGCCACCAGGATGACGGACTTTGCGCCCTCCCGGTAGGCGACGCGCACGTCGTGCACGAAGTCCTCCTGGTAGTCACGCAGGGTGACGACAGGCAGGGCAGCGGCGGCCGCCGCCGGGCGGTTTGCAGGTTGTTGAATTGTCATGAAAAAAGCCCGGCACGAGTAGGAAGCCGGGCCCCGCAGGTTGAGGTCAATGGAAGCGGTTGAACAGGCGGCGCAGCAGGTACGACCGGACCAGGCTCACCACGGTGAACAGGACGGCGATCAGCATGTTGTCAGCGAGCGGAAGGCTCACTCCGAACAGCGGGAAGATGGCCACCTGGGCGCCCACGGCGACCCCGTACCCGACCAGCACATTGACGAGCGACTCCACCATGGAGCCGGTACGCGACTGAGACATCAGGCGGGCGCCCCGGGGTTGACCAGGCCCACCTCGGATGCGGGCGGCGTGGCGGCGACAGCCTCCAGGCGCGACACCTCGGCCTCCAGCTCGTCGAGCTTGGTGATCGTTTGGGGCGACCGTTCAACCCAGCGTTCGTAGGTGGCACGGGCGATGCCGGTGGCCTTGCAGACCTGGGTGATGTTCGAGCCCGCCGCCTTGGCGCGGGCTTCCAGCGCAGTCAGGCGACGCTTGTGCTCTTGAGCAAAGGTAGTCATTTCGGGTTCCAAAAAAATAATTTCGACAAGTGTACCGCAACAAAAAGCGATGCAGCAAAATTATTGTATAGTAAAAGCGTGCAACAGACGGAGGAAGCGGGAGTTTCGCAGCGCCTCTATTGCATACCAACCAAGTTCAAACAAAATTGTTATTCAAAGGAGCCACCATGATTCACTCAAGGTGCGGCCGATGACGGCCCAATTTCTCTACCCGGACGCAGAAGGTGTGCTGGTACCGCACGAGGTCGGCATGCTCGACCTGACCAACGAGCAGTACCACGAAGGCCCCGGGATCTCGAAGTCCAAGCTCGACGCGATCGCGATCAGCCCGCTCAACTACTGGGACCAGTACGAAAACCCAGACCGCGAGCCGCGCGAGTACAAGCACGCGTTTGCAGTCGGCGACGGCACCCACAAGCTGGTGCTGGAGCCCGGGACGTTCGAGCAGACCTACGCCGTCGGCTTCGACAAGAGCGCCCACCCCGGGGCGCTGAACACGATCGACGACCTCAAGCAGGCACTGAATGCGCGCAACCTGCCCGCCCGCGGCAGCAAGCCCGAATTGATCCGGTTGCTCCAGGAGGAAGACCCGACGATCCCGATCATGGCGGTGCTGGAGGCGGCGCACAACCAGACGATGGCCGGCAAGATCGCCCTGCCCGCCAACGACTACAAGAACATGCTGCGCATGCTGCAGGCGGTGAACAACCACCACACGGCCGGCCCGCTGTTGATGGGCGCCAGCGTCGAGCAGTCGTTTTTTGTGCCAGGGCCCACCGGCGTCCTGCGCAAGTGCCGCACCGACGCGATCACCTACAACGGCGCGTTCGTGCTGGACCTCAAGACCACCGACGACGTCAGCGCCGCGGGCTTCGGGCGCACCATCAGCCAGCGCCGGTACCACGTCCAGGCCGCGTGGTACCTCGACATCCTGCGCGCCCTCTACGGCAGCGACGCGCCCCGGGGCTTCGCGTTCATCGCGGCGCAGAAGTACCGCCCGTTTGACGTGGCGGTGCACATCCTCAGCGAAGACCAGATCCAGCTCGGGCGGCTTTTGTACCAGCGCGACGAGACGCTGCTGCTGGAGTGCCTGAGCACCAACACATGGCCCGGCATGGACCGCGGCGCCGTCCTCGACGCCCGGCTGCCGGATTTTGAGATGCGCAAACTTTACGAAATGGAGGCGGTATGAGCGACAACACAAGGCTGGAAACAGGCGTGGAACCGGGCACCACGGTGGTGCTGGGCTTCGGCCCGCAAGAGATGGACTGGCTCAGCAAGGTGTCCAAGGTTTGCGGCCGGGACGCGGTCATGAACCCGGACGTCGCCCGGATGGCTGGCGCAACGTTTGCGGTCGGCCCGCGCGAGGCGCTGGACAAGCTGCGCCAGCGGCTGGTGGCCGGCGCGATTGCCCAGGAGAAGGTCACGCGCCCAGGCCTTTCGCAGGACGCCCAGCGATGGCTCGCGACCGGTGAGCGCGGCATGAGCAGCGAGGCGATGTTCGAGCACCTCACCGGCGTGAAATGCACCAGGGACGGTAGCTGGCCAAAGGCGAGCACGGCCCACCCGTACGACCCCGACGATTTCCGCCGCTGCCGACTTTTGCTGGAGCAGGTGCCCGAGCTGGCATCCAACCTAGTGAAATTGCGCAGCCTTTCGGATGCCTGGCGCGGCCTCGTCGATAGCTGGACGGAGATCTGCGACGCCATGGACTGGGAGACGCCTGACTGGCGAAACCCGAAGGGCGGCAGCCGCGCGCCGATGACCTATCAACTGATCAAAAAAGCCATCGGCAAGGAAACCCAGCAGTGAAAACCATCAGGCTGAAAGGCGCTGCTGGCAGCGGCAAAACCGAGCGCGCCAACGCACTCTACCGCGAGCACACAAGCCAGGGCCTACACGTGCTGCTCGAAGACGAGGGCGGCATCCGCAACAGCCTGCCGGAGCGCCGCATGTCGGCCGCCGACCTGCTGATCATCACCCGCCTGACCAGCGGCCCCCTGACCGAAACCACCGAAGACTGACCAAAATGAAAATCTCCTACGTACGCATCAGCAACATCCTCGGGCTCGAAGAATTCGAGATGGCCCCAGGCGGCACCCTGACCGAAATCAGCGGCGACAACGGGCTCGGCAAGACCAGCATCCTCGAAGCCATCAAGGCCGGCACGCAGGGCGGGCACGACGCCACCCTGCTGCGCAAGGGCGCGGACAAGGGCGAGATCGTCCTGGTGCTCGACGATGGCACCGAGCTGCACAAGCACGTCAGCGCCACCAAGAGCACGCTGGACCTCATCAAAGACGGCAAGAAGGTGCCCCGCCCGTCGGACACCATCAAGGGCCTCACCGACCTGCTGAGCGTGAACCCGGTCGAATTCCTGAACGCGCCCAAGAAGGACCGCGTGAAGGTGCTGCTGGAGGCCATGCCGATCGAGGTGGACCCCGCGCGCCTGACCGAAATCAGCGGCATCCCCGTTGACATGCAGCCCGGCGCCCACGGGCTGGCCATGATCGAGATGGTGCACAAGCTGGTCTATGAAGACCGCACCGGCACCAACCGCGCGGTCAAGGAAAAGGAAGCCACGATCAACCAGCTCACGCTGGCCATGCCGGAAGTCCCAGGCGGCGTGGATGGCGACGAGGACGTGCTGCTGCAGCGCGTCGACGAGCTGCGCACCGCGCGCGACGCCGAGACGGCGCGCATCGACGCCAAGCTCAAAGGCGTGCGCGAGGAAAGCAACGCCCGCCAGCAAAAGATCCGTGAGGAAGCCCAGGCCAAGATCGACGCCATCAAGGCCGAATGCCAGACCGCACTCGACACGGAGAAAGCCGCCCTGGCCGACACCGAGGGCAAGGCCGGCCGCGTGCGCCAAAAGGCCCTGGACACGTTCACCGAGCAGGCCGGCCCCATCAACGAAACCCTCGCGGCCGTCCGGCTCAACCGGAACGCCTTCGCGAAGCGCGAGCAGACGAAGGCCACCATCAGCCAGATGGACGCCGAGCTGGAAGATCTGCGCGCCGACGCGGAGCGCCAGACCGCGGCGCTGGCTGGGCTCGACGCCTACCGATCCGAGCTGCTGGCCAGCCTGCCGATCCCAGGCCTTGAGGTGAAGGACGGCGAAGTGCTGCGCGACGGCGTGCCGTTCGACCGGCTCAACACCGCACAGCAAGTGGACATCGCGATCGAGATTGCGAAGCTCCGCGCCGGCGACCTCGCCATCTGCTGCGTCGATCGCTTCGAGGCCCTGAGCCCAGAGACGCTGGCCGAATTCAAGAAGCGCGCAGAGGCCAGCAAACTCCAGCTCATTGTCACGCGAGTAGATCGCGGCGAGCTGACTATTCAGACCCAATAAGCCCCATAATCACCAGTCTTTACAGGAGAAACCATGACGCAAGACCTCGTAGTTCATCAGCAAAACCAAGCCGGCTCGCCGGCACCATTCGGCCCGCAAGGGCGCGCACTCGCGGCCATGGGCACGGCCAACGTCGGCGCGGTCGCGATCGAGCAGGAACGCGCGATTGCGGAAGCCCAGGGCCAGATGACGCTGGCGAAGCGCTTCCCGCGCAACCTCAACGACGCGCACGCCGAATTGATGGTGGCATGCAAGTCGCCAGCCTTCGCGGCGGTCGCCTTCTACGCCAAGCCCCAGGGCGGCAGCACGGTCAGCGGGCCCAGCATCCGCATGGCCGAGCAGATCGCCCAGGTGTTCGGCAACTTCCAGTACGGTCACCGCGAGCTGTCGCGCGACAACAAAAAGTCCGAGGTGGAAATCTACGCCTGGGACATGGAGAAGAACAACTACAACAAGCGCCAGATCACGGTGATGCACGTGCGCGACACGCGGGAAGGCCCGAAGCCCCTGCGCGACCAAGCCGACATCGACATGAAGATTAACAACGTCGCCAGCAAGCAGGCCCGCGGTTTGATCCTGGCCATGATGCCGAAATGGCTGGTGGAAGACGCGGTGCAGGAATGCCGCAAGACCATCGCCGGCAAGAACGACGAGCCGATCGAAGCCCGCGTGCGCAAGATGGCCCAGGCCTTCTCGAAGTACGGTGTGACCACCGAGCGCCTGGAAAAGCACCTGGGCCACAAGCTGGATCAGGTCACGCTCGACGAGCTGGTGGACCTCGCGGGCATCCACAACAGCCTGCGCGACGGCACCCCGGCATCCGAGCTGTTCCCCCTGGAGCAGGAAGACGAAGCCGACGGCACCAAGACGGCAGCAGCAGCCCTGGCAGAGACGGCGAAGCAGGCGGCGGCCACCCAGCGCCAGGCCGCGAAGCCCGCAGCGGCCAAGGAAAAGCCGGCCGCCACCACGGCGCCAGCAGCAACCTCCGCAGAACCGGCGCCCACGGAACAGGCAGCACCTGCCGCTGAAACGAGCAAGTCTGCAAAAAATGTGAGCAAGAAAACGGACGAACCAGCACAGGCGCCTGAGCCAGAAATGCAGGCAGGCCCGGCAGACGATTCGCAGCAACCCCAGGCCGAAGCAGACAAGGATTTTTTCTGATTGACCCAGGCTGAGGTGAAAGTCGCGGAGTTCCTGACCACCAAGGAACTGTCCGCGCGCTGGGGTGGACGGATCACAGTCCGCACCCTGGAAAACTGGCGGTCCACATCGAACGGGCCGCCGTTCGTGAAGCTCGGAGGCGCAGTCCTGTACCGCGTCTCCGACATCGACAGGTGGGAAAGCTCGCGCACCGTCAACGGCACGAGCCAGTACCGAAAGTAAAACGCGATCGCCGGCGCGCGCCCACGCCGGCACCATTGGAGATAGACGTGAACAAAGCAGAACTGATTGCAAGCATCGCCGGCAGCACCGGCAACACAAAGACCACCGTGTCCCAGGTGCTCGAAGCAATGGAAACCATCGCCTGCAACACCCTGAGCGGCGGCGACGAAGTAACGCTGCCCGGCCTCGGCAAGCTGACACCCGTGAAGAAAGCCGCTCGCACCGCGCGCAACCCGCGCACCGGCGAGAAGATCGAAAAGCCCGCCACGACGGTGGTGAAGTTCCGCGTCGCGAAGACGCTCAAGGACTTGGTGGCCTGATGACGTGGCGGGGCCCAGCGCCCCGCCCACGCGGCGGGAGCCGCAAAGCAAAGGAGCGTATGAGTTGGAGTCCACAACAAGACGCCGCCATCAAGGCGGTGCAGGAATGGCTGGCTGACAGGCGGGGCCCCCAGGTGTTCCGCCTGTTCGGCTACGCGGGCAGCGGCAAAACCACCCTGGCCAAGAGCATGGCTGAGGACGTGCGCGGACCAGTGCTGTACGGCGCGTTCACCGGCAAGGCGAGCCTCGTCCTTCGCAAGAAGGGCTGCGACGGCGCCAGCACCATCCACAGCATGATCTACAAGCCCGTCGAGGATCCAAAGACGGGGCATACCGAATTCACCCTGAACCAGGACAGCGACGTGGGCATTTCGAGCCTCGTCATCATCGACGAGGTGTCGATGGTGGGCGAGGAACTGGCCCGCGACCTTCTGAGCTTCGGCACCCGCGTCCTGGTGCTGGGCGACCCTGCGCAGCTCCCGCCCGTGCGCGGCGAGGGCTTCTTCATCAACGCCCGGCCGGACGTGATGCTCACCGAGGTGCACCGGCAGGCGGCCGAGAACCCGATCATCCGCATGTCGATGGACGTGCGCGAGGGACGCGGGCTCACCCCAGGCCAGTACGGCAGCAGCCGCGTCATCCGGCGCAGCGACATCGGCCGGGACGAAATGCGCGAGCTGGTGATGGCGGCCGACCAGCTGCTGTGCGGCACCAACAAAACCCGCCAGTCGTTCAACACGCGGATCCGGCAGCTCAAGGGTATCACCGGCCGGCACGAGCCATGGCACCCGGTGGAGGGCGACCGCCTCGTCTGCCTGAAGAACAACCGCAACAGGGGGCTGCTGAACGGCGGCCTATGGGAAGCAAAGCGCGTGTCCTACATCAAGGGCAAGCTCGACATGCTGGTCACGTCGCTGGACGACGAAAGGGCGCCGGCGGTGGACGTGACGGTGGCGCCCGAGTTTTTCATGGGCACCGACAAGGACATGGACTGGCGCGAGAAAAAGAAGTCCGACGAGTTTTGCCACGGCTACGCCCTGACGGTGCATAAGAGCCAGGGCAGCCAGTGGGACAACGTGTTCCTCTACGACGAGAGCGCCATCTTCCGGGACGACGCGGCGAAGCACCTGTACACCGGAATCACTCGCGCGGCCGACCGCGTCACGGTGGTGGTATGACCCCAGGCCCCACCTACATCGCAGCCCCACCGGGCGAGCTGTACTGGCGCCACGAGGTATGCCCGCACCCCGGCGCCAAGGTGCTACTGAAGACCATCGGCGGCACGTGCACCACCGGCCACTGGCAGGGCGCCTACGGCTTCGCGTTCGTGGCGTGGTGCCCACTGCCAAAGGACGGCAAACCGCCCGCAAATATTCGCGAAGCACCGCTGCTCAAGCGGATCGTTTTTGCCTTAAAATTAATTTTTCAACCAAGCAAACTACCATGAGCAAACGCATCTACCTCACCACCGACCAGACCGGCACAGAGCGCCTGACCAAGGCCACCACGCCGTCGCAGGCCGTCGCCCACCACGCCCGCAGCACGATCCAGGTGCGCGTCGCCAGCCAAGAAGACCTCGTCCAGATGATCTCGGCGGGCGCAAAGGTCGAAGAAGCAGGCGTCGAGGCTTCGGGAGCCACGGAATGAAGCTCCTGCTCAAGAGGCTCCACGCGGACGCACAGCAGCCCGTGTACAGCACTGCCGGCGCGGCCAACTTCGACATCTACTGCATCATCGAGGGCGAGAGCAAGACCGACAAGGCCGGGGTCGCCCAGCCGCCCAGCATCACGGTCAGCCCAGGCAACCAGGTGATCGTGCGCACCGGCCTCGCCGTCGAGGTGCCGCCAGGGTGGGTGCTGGCTATCTACTCGCGCAGCGGGCACGGCTTCAAGGACAGTGTTCGCCTGTCCAACAGCGTCGGCCAGATCGATAGCGACTACCGCCAGGAGGTGATGGTGGCCCTACACAACGACAGCCGCAAGCGCTGGACCGTGAAGCACGGCGACCGCATCGCCCAGGCTCGCCTGGAGCCCGCACCGAAGGTGGAGTTTGAATGGGCTGATGAGCTGAGCCCAACGGCGCGCGCCGGCGGTTTTGGCAGCACGGGGGCTTGACCATGAGCCTCACACCAGAACAGCGCGCCAAGCGCTACGCCCTGGCGGCCCAGGAGCTTGCAGACCACGCAGAGCGCGAAGGCGTCTGCCTGCGCATCGAGCGCGCTCCGCGCTACCCGCTGGCCATGGGCAACGCCGGCCACCGCGTCGAGGCGTGGCCAGCACGGCACCAGCCAGCGCCGCCGGCGCCCGCTCGGCGCGAGATCAGCGACCGCGAGTGGGCCGCCCAGCCCGCCAACCTGCGCGAAGGCTGCACCACGCACGTTCCCGGGGTGGGCGACCTGTGAACCCGCCCAACGCACCAGGGCAGCGCTGCCGCGTCATCGGGGGCCGTATGGCCTTCAATGGCGAGGGCAAGGGCCCGAACCAGGGCAAGGAGGTGGTGACCGTCTTCTTGCACGCAGAGCAAGCCGGCCCGGAGCAAGAGAACGTCTGGCGCTGCCGGGCGGCCGAGGGCCAAACGCTGCAGACCTACTACAGCGCAGGCCAAGAGGCCGACTTCCTCGAATGCTGGCTGGAGGTCATCGAGCCGGACGCCGCGCCGCCGAAGGTCGCGGAGCGCGAGCACGAGATGCACTAGCGGTTTGCGCCCCAGGAGCGCCCCAGCTCCAAAACCACACAGACGCGCCGATTCGTTGACTGCAACGGACGGCGCGTTTATCGTTGTGTTTACAGGGGTTTTTGAGAAGAAAGGATGGCGCGCCCGGAGAGATTCGAACTCCCGACCCCCAGATTCGTAGGCGGGATTTAAGGGCTCACAGAAGTGCACGCGATCACCGGATAACGCCTGATTTCAGCGGCTTACCGGACTGACGCACCACCAGCAGATCACACAAACTCACGCCAACAGCCGGATTTCTGCGCCCCAAGAGCGCCCCGGATGAATAGCGACCAAAAACAAGGACAGCGGGAATGAGCAAGAAAATCACAAAGACGATGGTCGACAAGGCCGAAGCAAACCTGCACAGCGACGTGTGGCTTTGGGACGGCGAGGTGGAGGGCTTCGGCGTGCGCATTAAGCCCACCGGCCGCAAGACCTACGTGGTCCGGTACCGGGCTGCCGACGGCACCCAGCGCAAGATGACGATCGGCCGCTGCAGCGACATGCCGCCCGAGAAGGCGCGCGAGCTGGCCCGCAAGACGTTCACCCAGGTGGCCGAGGGCCAGGATCCCGCCGCGACGCGCGCGCCCTCCAAGAAGGACAAGGCGATCACGGTGCGCGGCATGTTCGAGGCCTACGTGGCGCACATGCGCAGCAAGGGCCGGGTCAGCGTGATGGAGGTCGAGCGGGCCCTGCTGCTGGCCAGCAACAACGCAGCGGACGCCCTGGGCGCGGACAAGCACCCAGCGGCCGTCGAGCCCATGGACATCGTGAAGTACCTCGCGCGCTTCTACAAAGCAGGCCACCGCGGCGCCGCCGACAAGCACCGCAGCTACATCGCCAGCGCGTACAACTGGGCGATGAAGTCGGCAAACGACTACACGGCGGAGCACCGGCAGGACTGGGGCATCACCACGAACCCGGGCGCGCTGGTACCCAAGGACGCCGGCGCGATCGGCACGCGCGACCGCAACCTGTCAGCCCTGGAGCTGCAGACGGTCTGGGCGGCCACCGCCCCGGGCGCGCCAGGGTTCAGCCCCGAGCTCGCCGTGTGCATCCGCCTGCTCGTCGGCTGCGGCCAGCGCGTGCAGGAAACCCTGCGCATCGACGGGCGCGACATCAACCTCAAGACGGGCGAGTGGCGCATGCCGGCGGAGAAGACCAAGGGCCGCAAGTTCCCGCACACCATCCCCCTGCCCAGCGCGGTGCTGCCGAGCCTGGAGCTGCTGATTGCCATACACGGCGACGGCGCCCTGTTTCCGGCCCGTGGAGCCAAGGCGGACGAGCGGATGGACCACCGCAGCGTCATGCAGGCGATCGAGCGCCTGTGCGAGCGTGAGAGCCTGCAGGCGTTCCAGAGCCGCGACATCCGCCGCACCTGGAAGTCCCGGGCGCACGAAGCCGGCGTGGACCGCTTCACGCGCGACCTGATCCAGCAGCATGCTCAGAATGGAAATGCCGGGTCTAAGCATTACGACCGCGCTGAATATGGACCCCAGATGAAGGAAGCTATGGCAAAGTGGTCGGCATGGCTGGAAGAAAAAGTCACCAACCCAACGCCGCTGGCGAAGGCTGCATGATGCGCTTGGCGGCCACATCTAGGGCGGGAGCCAGAGCAATAGGCGCCACACGGTATCAAACCGGGAAGGCGTGCACTCATGGTCACGTGGCTGAGAGATTTGCATCCACAGGGCAGTGCGTGGAGTGCCTACGCATCCATTCCGAAGATTGGAAAAGCAAAAACCACGAGAAGGTCCTGGCCACGCAGAAAAAATGGAGATCGAAGCAGCCTGCGAGCTTCCCAAAACCATCGATCAGCAAAACAAACAGGGAGCGCAATCGAAAGTATCGGCTCAAAAAAATGGGTTTTCCCAATGCGAACATGAGCGTCAGATGCATCCCGATCGACCCCAAGGTGCGCTGGTCTATCTACTACGAAGCGAAGCGCGAAGCCATCGCCAAGACCCAAACTGCCTACCGCAAACGCAATCGCGAGACGCTGAAGGCTGCGTGGTTCGATTGGTATGCAAACAACCGGGTCAGCCAAATCGAAAAGGCGGCCATGCGGAGAAAAAAGGTCCTGGACGCCACTCCACCATGGCTGACCCGAGATGACCGACTGAAAATCAGCGCGGTTTATTTTGAGTCGATTCAGCTAACCGATGAAACAGGTATCCCGCATCACGTGGACCACATTGTCCCCATTGCTGGAAAGACGGTGTGCGGCTTGCACGTCCCGTGGAATCTCCAAGCCATCCCCGCGCTCGACAATATACGCAAGAGCAACAAACTGCTCGCTGCGTGACGTCACAATCCGCAGCAAGAAACACGCATCGGAGAACCATGTCACTCGAAGACAACGCCCAGGAGCACGAAGCCAAAATCTGGGCCATCAACAACCGACCACGCGAGGTGGTCAGCTACAAGCCGGGAGACGCCGGGTACGGCCCCGAGGAATGCGTGGAATGCGGCGCGGAAATGCACCCGGTGCGCCGGGCGCATGGCTTCAAGCTGTGCACGCCGTGCGCGTCGGCTACTGAACGCCGGCGTCGTTGATAGCCTGCACCAGGGCTTTGTGGCGATCCGCGCACTCGCGGTACATCTGGGCGGCGCCGACGCCCCAGCGCAGCACCGTGCCCGCCGTGCCGTCCCGCACCTCAGCGAGCGGCGGGCAATTCTGGCGCAGGGACGCCTGAATCTGCGGCCCCTCGTATCGCGGAGTTAAGGGCGCGCACGCCGTCAGCATCAAGGCAGACGTTGCGATAAACAGGCCGCTCGACAATACGGTCCACGGTTTCTGTGATGGTTTGAAAGACGACACGCTCGCGCTCCTTGAAAGTTTCGTGGTTGACCGCGGCCGTGTCTACGCGCTTCGCGTCCATGCGGCGCAGCTCCACCTCTTGCTCCAGCCGCTCCTTTTCCCTGGCGTCGAACCGCCAATCCTGAATCTGCCACGCGCTGCCAAAGATGAGGCCGGCGGACACCGCGGCCGCGGCGACGGTGAGCCAGTTCACGCGAGCACCTTGCCGGCAAGTGCCGCCAGCTTGGCGCGGTCGTCCAGCCCATGGTGACCACCATTGACCAGCTTGGTGACGCGCTTCACGTCGCCCATGGCGCTGTCGGGCACGTTGCGCTCCCACCAGGCGATGCTGGCGCGCAGAGCGATCGCCGGCTGCGCCAGTAGGTCGGGGTTGGCGGCCAGGTCCATACCCAGCGCCGCGCCCACCACCGTGTAGTTTGCCCGGCCGGTGACCTGCATCAAGCCACGCCCGCGAAACCGCCAGCCATCACCAGGCTGCACGTTGCCCAGGCGGCCGCCGTACACCTTGTTTGCCAGCGCCTCGGGGCTGCGCGCATACGGGCGCGCGGCGGCCAGCGTGGGGAATCGGTTGGGCCAGACCACGCACAGGCGCTCGGCGCTGTACGACAGGCCTTCCTCCAGGCGTTCCAGCATCGACGACTCGTGCAGCACCTGGCCGAGGAAGTCGTCCAGCTCAGCGAGGCCGGCGGAGAAGACACCAGGCCGAATCTCGGCGGCGAAGACAGGCGCCCAGCGCCCAGCCGTTGCCAGCCTGACGCCGCAGCCGGCCAGAATTTCAGCCCACTTCTGAGTGGTTATCGCGGTCATTTACAAAGCTCCCAGGGGCGCCACATCGCCAGAATCTTGAGGTCACGGCCTGGACGACGGAGATTGCCAAAAGCAGGACTATGGTCTCGATGGACGGTCGCCAGTTGGGCAGGACGAGCGGCGCAAAAAGCGAGAGGACGGCCGCGACGGTGAGCAGGTAGAAGGCGGCCAGAATCCCTGCGTGTGTGTTGTTGTCCGTTTTCACCGACCGGCAAAACTGGCTGTAGAGCAACGCCAGGGACAACACGACATGAATGAATGTGAGGCTCATCGCTGCTCCTTGTCGGACGCTGCAGCAGCGCCGCCAATGCCCTTTGCCACGACCGCAAGGCCCTGACGCAAAGCGGAAAGCACAGGCCCCCATCCATTACCCAGCGCGCCGATGAAGAACGCGACCACGGCCATGCCGTGGACGGCTGGGAACTCGTAGGTCTTCTCAAGGTACCAGGCCGCAGACGTGGTGAGCACGACGGCGGTCGACACAATGCGCAGAAGGAAGAAGGCCCCGGAAACCCGGGTGGTATTTGGCATCACCGACAGGGGCCACATAGCCCCCAGCAGCGCGCACATCACAATGACTGCGTAAGGCCCAAAGAAGGGCCCGAGCAGCGCGGTAAGAAAGACCGTGAGCGTAACGCCCGCGGCCGTCGATGTCGGTTCAGCCATGCCGACATTCTTCCATCACGACGCCGCTAGGTCTTGATGAGGTAGTTCACCACGATCGTGGGCTGCACGTTCGAGTGCGATCCGCTGGATCCAGCAGAACCAGAGGTGTCGCCCGCGCTGCCTGGGACGCCATTCAACGGCGAGTTGTCGTTGAATCCGGTGTACCCGAGCTGCGTGGGTGCAGCGGGCGCTGTGACGGTGTGGGTGTGCGCCGGGATTTGATCAAGCGACAGCGCGTGCACATGCGAGCCACCAACAGCGCCCAGCGTCGCTCCGTCGACCACGGCAAAGCGGATGGAGCCAGACCCGGTGGCCGTCGAGTTCACCGACAGCGTCACGGCGGTGCCGCTGGTGATTGCGGTGATGACAGCGCCAGTGCCGATTCCGGTACCGAAGGCGCGCATGCCGACCGACAGACCAGCGGTGCTCGACAGCCCGGTGATGCTGCCACTTGCGGTGCTGACCCTGGTGCCGGTCAGCGTGACATTCAGCCGGTTGGCGGCCGAGCCGCCCATGTCGTCCTTGCCCGCTGGTACGCGGCCGCGCATGTCCGGCAGGTTGAACGTGGTAGACCCATCGCCAACGCCATGCGTGACGCCGATCGCCGCAAACAGCGCCGCAAAGGTGGCGCGGCTTACCGCCTGGCCGTGGCAGAACAGCCAATCCGCAGGGGCGGAGGCCCCGCCGAACGGCACCATGGTGCCAGCAGGCACGGACGCTGGCAGCGCGAGCAGATCCGGGCTGATCGTTGTTCCAGACGCCCCGAACATCGTTGCAATTCTTCTAGCAAGGCTCATACACCTCCCTGTTCGACCGTTGGGGTTGCCGGTGCATTCTTGCCCCGGATCAGCGAGAACTTGATCATGACGATGGGCGCGCGGCGGCGCAGGCCGCCCACGGCCATGGCCAGCTTCACGCCCATGTTGCGGCGGATCACCAGGCCGAAGTGCCAACGCTCCACCGAATAGATCGACCAGTGGCCATCCAGCTCGTGCACCACCACGCCGGGGTGGCTTCGGTCGGTCGCCTTGTCGCCCCACCACTGCAGGCGAGGGCGCATCTCCGGGGTGATGGCGGGTCCGGTATCGGACGCCAAGCGGGACGCCATGTTGCGCGTGCCCAGCCAGAGCCAGCGGTGCCACTTGCTGCGTGGGTGGCTCTTGCCGAAGTAGCTGTACTGGCGCGCGCTGTCGTCCAGCGGGGCGGGCTGCAGCTCGGCGTAGGTGCCCTCCTTATTGTCAGCCCACAACCAGACACCGCGGTCCCCGTTGATCGACACGTCGTTGTCGTAGTTCTTCCAGCGCTCAGGCAGCGCATCGGCCTCGAACGGCACCTTGCCGGTCAGCAGCAGCCAGCCCACCACCGCCCAGGCGGTCAGCTTGTGGCGCGCAATCCCGGCGTCGGCGTACTGGCGCTCGCAGTTTTCCATGTAGGCCAGCGCCTCGGCGTGGCGGGCCTCTGGAACACCGGCGGCGATCAGGTAGTCAAGGTAGTTCATAGCAGGCGGGCGCGGACAACGACGCGCAGGGTTCGTGGATCAAGCAGGTAGGCATCCTCGGCCGGCACGCCGAACATGCGTGCGCACACCTCGCTGCACATGCCGCGCGACAGCTTCTGGGGCAGCACCCACAGCAGGAAACGGGCGATGGCTTGCCAGTCGTAGAGGCTGCCGGCGTTTTCGCGCGCCCACAGCGCGGCGCGCAGCGGGTCGGCGCTGACGTCATCGAGGGCCCAGTGGTCGCCGCTGACAACGATGCGCTTGAAGCGCACACCGCCAAAGCGGCCAGCACGGCGGAACCCGGGCGGCATGCGCTCAAGGCCCACGCTGGAGCAGCACCAGAGCGCGCCGTTGGCGTCCGGCTCCAGGCTGCCATCGGGCATCAGCGCGGCGACAGCGGGCCCGTCGCCGGGCTCGAACACCACCTCGCTGTGACTTTCGCGGCCGCCCAGACGCAGGCGGATCAGGATATTGCCCAGGCCCATGATGCCGGAGCGCGTGCCCACGTAGGAAGCCAGCTTCATACAGTCCGATCAGGAAAAGTACAGTTTCCGCAGCGCCAGGTTTTCGGCCAGCGTGACGGGCGTGTTCAGCACCGCATCGGCCTGCTCTGCGGTCAGCAGGGGCGTCGCCAGCGTGCCCAGGCCCGGCAGCGGCTGGCCGGCCAGATAGCCCACTGTGGCCGCCACACGCGGGTCTTTCAGGTCGATCCACTTGCGGCGCGCGAAGTCGGCGCGGATCGCCACGAAGCCGGCGGCAGTGGACGTGTCGATGGTCACGGTAGCAGCGCCGCCCAGGCGGTCGGTGAACGGCCCGTGGTCGATGTACCAGGCCCACTCGGGCTCGGGTGGTGTTGGCTCAGGCTGGCTCTGCAGCTCCGCAAGACGCCAGCGCCCGGGGTGCTGAGCCTCCACGAAAGCAAGGTCGGCCTCGATGATGTTCGCCACCGCGCCGCCAGCATCCAAAATTTCATAACGTGAATACATGGTTTATGCCTCTACAAATTCCAAAACCACAAACCCGGAACCGCCGTCGCCGCCCCTGAAGCTGCTGTTCACGGCTGCGGATCCACCACCGCCGCCCCTGCCGCCGTTCCCACCGTTGCCACCAGCACCACCGCCACCGCCGCCGCCGCCACCAAAGGCTCCAGCAAACCCAAATTGGGCACCACCACCAGCACCACCACCACCTGGCAGGATAGGACCACCAGAGTAGGTCGTACTGCCTCGCCCAGACACATTGATGAGCAGCCTGCTGTGTGCGTCTGTCGACAGCGGAAGCGCGAGAGTGCTCGTGCTCCCGAGCAAATCTGGGCCGGGTACGCTACCCACTGCCGGGCCACCGGCGCCCCCACCTTGTCCGACGTTCACGGAGCTAACGCCGTTGCTGCCGTTACCGCCTACCCCGGCACCACCGCCGCCGTTCTGTCCGTTATCCCCACCACCGCCGTTGAAACCAGCGCTGACGCCCTCCAGGATGGCCGCTGACCCACCACCGCACCCGTTCGACTGCCCGTTGAATCCGCCGATGCCGCCGAGCCAGAATTGATCCACGCCGGTCGGTGCAGTGTTGGCGGGTGGGGCCGACGCCAGTAGGCCGCGCTGACCACCGGGTACGTTCGCATTCAGGCCGTTGGGCCCTGTCACCGTGGTGGCGCCACTGACGGAACCAATCGTACCGTTGGCACCAGCACCACCCGCTCCAATATTTACAACGATGCTGTCGCCCGCCGTTACGTTGACCTTGACGAAAGCAACCGTGCCACCGTTCCCGCCACTCGCGGCATTGGTGGAACCGGATGCCCCGCCAGGACCACCCGCCCCCATGATTCGAGCTAGAACGGTTCCGGTGAATGGCGCAACAACCGTCCTGCTGCTGGGACAGAATGCCAATGCCGTGCGCTTCCCGGCCGCAGAAGATGAACCGCCTCCATTAGAACGTCCCATGATTAAGCCTCCACGCCTTCGACCTGCACGGTCACGTTGACCAGATCGCTGCGCGCCCACAGCTTGTCGCCGGCGGACAGCGGGATGCCGCTGCGGATCAGCGGCGTGCCGACCGCCACAACGGCGTCGAACTCCATCCAGTCGGTTGCAGCAGGCGAAGCGCCGACACCGCGCGCCAGGCGCGCCTTGGCTGCAGCCGTGCCACGGTTGACGAAGGCCACGGTGACGCTCGCGCGCCGGCTCGCCGGGCAGGTGTAGATGAGCGTGTCGGTGGCGGCAGCAAGGTCGAAACCGCTGACGCCGCCGGTGATTCCAGAAAGTCCGTTCGGCATAGTTTTCCCTTACAAATTCAGCATGAAATGCAGCTCAGGCGAGCCCAGCGCGAGCGCGGCGTCACCACCGGCGCGCGTGTAGCTCACGCACCGCCAGTTGCCGCCGCCCAGCGACACAAACACCGCCACATCACCGGCGGCCGTGGTGACGTTCAGGCCGCCCGGCAGGATGAGACTGACGGCGTTGTGGGTGAGTGTCAGCGCCCCGGCAAAGGCCAGCGTGCGCTCGACGCCGGACGCCGCGGTACCGAAGCCGGTGATGGTGGTCGTGCCGGTGATGGTGACGTGGTTGCTCGTGGCGAGGCCGATGTTCACCGTGGTGGCGCTGGCCACCGAGGTGAAGGGCGCGAAGTTCAGGGCGCCCACCAGGGTGTCGCCGTTCTTGTTCACAGCCTGCGCCTCGGGCAGGTAGATCCAGCGTCGGAAAATCAGGGTGTCGCCCGCAGATGCGCCCGCCGTCAGCGTGACGGTCGCCCCGTTCGCCGCGGTGTAGTCGTCGCCGTTGCCGGCCTGGAACACGCCGTTGTGGTAGACGTCGATCTGGCCCGGGGCGTAGCCACCCGACACCGCAAAGACAGTTTGCCCAGCCGTGGCGATCATCACCACATCACCGTACACAGGCAGGCCGGAGCCAGGACCGCCGCCAGCAACCGACATCGTGCCATCGGGGCCCATGACCAGACCCGACCCTACCTTGACGCCGCCCAGCGTGGTCGGGGTGGCTGCAGGCAGTTGGTAGGCCGGCGCAATCTCGGCGTAGGCCGAACCACCCCAACGCCACTGGCGCACGGGGGTGGTGTCAACGGTCACATAGATGATCCCGGGCACACCCGTCGCCGGCAAGGCAGCGAAGTTCGCGACCTCCAGCACATCGTCCACATAAGCCGGGAGCTGGCCAGCCGGGATTTTGCCCCCCACCAGGTCAGCCTTCGCAGGCAGCGCTGCGTCGATCGCCGTCAGCGCCGACCGCAGGCGGGCAATGTCCTCAGTCTGCAAGTCGTTGACGTTGGGCAGTTGCAGCCCAAGGTTCGGGGTCACATCAGACATTCAGGCCTCACAGCACGATGACGCGCAGGTTGCGAACACGAGGGCGCGCGTTGAGCGTGCCGTTCAGGGTCAGGCGCACTTTCACGCGGGCCTCCATCACGGCCGTCTTTTGGAAGGCGTACTCGTAGAGGCCGTCCTGGTTGTTGAGCAGGATGGGCGTCCCCAGCGCCGCCATGCTGGAGAAGGCGTCTCCGCCATCCACGCCGGACACCTCAACGCCCACGGTGGAACCGCTGGGGATGATGGCATCGATGAGCACCTTCACCGTGCAGCCGGCGGCGTCCGCGTTGACCGCGTTGGTCACGTAGGTGCCGGTGTTTTGCACGATGCCCTGGATGATCTGCGTTCCAGGGTACAGCGCGGCGGACCAGTTCTGATCGGCGCGCAGCCGGGCGCGCACGTTGACGACGCCGCTGGTGGGCGCCGCGAACGGGATGCGCTGATTGTCGCCAGACTTGACGATCGAGCCATCCGGTAGGGTGAGCTCCAGGTCGCCGGTGGCGTTGCTGCTCGGGCTTTCCAGCAGGGTCAGCGCCAGCACCTCGGTGGCGCCGGCAAGGGTGACAGTGCCCAGGTCCACCAGCCGCGAGGTTTCGGTGTACTGGCGGACATACAGGCGGAAAGCCAGGTCGCGATCCTGGAACGCGGTCCAGGTGCTGGCATTCGACGAGGCCAGCAGCACGCCCACGGTGTAGGGCTGGGTTGTCACCCACTGCTGCCGCGTGGCGTCGTACTTGCCCAGCTCGGCCATGCCCAGCGCGGAATCGGCGTCGTTACACAGCACGACCAGCGAATACTCGGTACCGGCCTCAAGGCGCGCAGGACTGCGGAAGGTGAGCTTGTTCCATGCGCCAGCGACCAGCGTTGCTGGGTCGATACGCGCCTCGGCGATCACCGTGCTGGTCGGGAAGCCCACCAGCGTCTCGCGAATCTGCACGGCCACCGTGGTGGCGCCCACCGCCGTGAAATACAGGTCCACGGCTTCGAGCTGGACGGCCTCGAGCATCGTGAACGTCTGCGCCAGCGGGTCCACGCGCTGCTCCCACATCGTTGTGGTGATCTGCGTGACGATCTGGCGGACCTCATCGATCCGGGTGCCCTGCCCGAAGAAGCTGGCGCGGCCAAAGCTGCCGTTGGCACCAAGGAAGGTTGCCTCCTTGGTGCCGGCAGGGATGCCAGCAGGGATCGTGAACTTGCCGGAAACAACGCCGGAAGGGTTTGCGATAACGGTCATTGAAGCTCCAGGAATTAGGGGGCGACGGCCGCAACGGTCAGGCCGTCAAACGTGACGGCGGCGAGCGCCTCGCCAGCGTCGAAGCCTTCAAGCCGGAACGTCACCTCGATCTGCCGCAGGTTTTCAATCAGCGAGCTGGTCGAGGTCGACAGCGTTTGCGATGTCTGCGTCGTGGATGACGTGTTGCCCCAGCCCATCGTGAACCGTTCGGTGATTGGGCTTGCCCAGGTCACGTTCGTGGTGGTCCAGCGGTCGATTGCCGGGGTTAGCGTGACGAGCGCAGGCAGCGCGCCGAAGCTCATGTACGGGTTGACCTTCATCGAGCCGGTGCGCGCTTCCTGCGCCAGCGCCAGGCGCTGTGTGCGGGCGCAGGTTTGAGGCGTGGTGACATCGGCGTTTGGCGTCAGCACCGTGCCGGCGATCGGCAGGATCAGCTCGCCGTTGACGATGGCGGCGGTCTGTGGAATGCCCTGGTCGCGCAGGCTGTCGTCCAGAAACGGATCGACGAACAAACCCTTTTTGGCGGCGGCATCGCGCTGCGCGGCATCGCCCGCGAGCTTCTGCTGGGCAACCAGGTTGATGACCACATCGAGCCGGCGATTCAGGGCCTCAAGGTCTTGCATTGGAACCACGCGCACGCCGTCGTTGATGACGTAGCTTGCAGAGGTCCAGAGCTGCACCACCTGGGCCAGCGGCAGCAGGTTGCTCGGGATGCTGGGGCGCACCGGGTCGTAGTCGGTGGACGTGCCCTCCACCCAGACGAACTGGCCTTCTTCGTTCAGGCACAAGCGATCGATGCGCGGCAGCTTCGTGTTGTAGCTGGCCTGAACCAGGGAGCCAACGACGGCGCCGGTGATCGTGAAGCCGTTGTCGTCCACCAGCGTCGGCACCACGGTGGTGATGTACTGGTAGGTGACCGAGTAGGTCGAGCCGTTCGCCGGCTCGGCGCCAGCGGGCGTCCAATCCACCTTGCCAGCGGTCAGCAGGTAGTCGGCAGGGCTGTTGTAGGTCGTGCCGCCCTGGGACACCGAGACGATGGCCACCACGGATGTGTCCGGCAAAGGATCCTGCGATCCGGTCACCGACCCGTGAACGATATTCACCGTCCTCTGCGCAACGATGCGAACTTGCGTGATGTTGGCGATCGGCGGGCGCGCGACGTTGATTCGCTGGGGGCCAATCGTCGTCGATTGGGTTGGCTCCGAGTCGATGAACTTGGTCACCGGGACGGCGTTGTAGGGCAGGCGGCGGCTGGTATTCAGGTCCATGCCGAAGCCGTTCACGCGAGCGCGACCGCTGCCGACCGAGTACACCTGGTAGCCGTCGAGGCGGTCAGCCAAGCGCGTAACCACCAGGCCGGACACAACGTAGCTGCCACCCGCGCTGTCGCGGTCGTAGCGGGCCAGGGCCTGCGTAACGCTGTCTAGCTGGGGTGGCGGCTCCTTGGCGTCCAGAATGCCGTCAGTGACGGTGTAGACGGGGAAGAACTCGCCAGGCTGGGTATCGCCACTCCAGGCCCACACGGGCAGCAGCTTGGTGCGCTCTGCGCCCAGTTGGTTGTAGGCGCGCGTTCCAGGCGCTGGATCCAGAAGCGCTGGGTCTTCGAGCGCTGTGACGATCGACTCCTGCAGGCGGATGCCGATGGCCACGGTACCGACGATGGGCACCGTGATGGTGGCGGGCAGCACGCCGCGCACCGCGCCGCGCAGGTATACGGCGCCAGCTTCGCAATTGGCGACGCCGGTGTCCGGATTCACCACAATCCCGGCATCGCGAATGATGTTGCCATCCTTGAGCAGCGCGTCCGCCACGCCTTTCAGCTTGTAGCGCGACCGCGATTGCAGCTCGTTAAGCTCGGCGGACTGCAACGGGCGACCGGGGACGAACCGGTGGTCTTCGTAGTCCTTGGACGGATCGAAGCGGTTGTAAATCGTGGAGGTCATCGCGCTCAGAAGGTAATGACAACCGAGAAATTCTCAGTCGTCTGGGGGTTGCGGAAGATCGGCACCAGGTTCTCGCTGTAGACCATCAGGCCGGGGTTCGTGACTTCGCCCGGCGTGAAATACGCCTGCCCGGGAGGTAGCCCCGCCTGCACGACGGTGTCCGAGAAAATGGCCACCTCGCGAACCACCGAGCTGCCAGCCTCGGTGTAATCAAAGTCCACCGACACAAACAGATGCCGGGTGGGCGCATTGCCTGGCGAAGGGTTGTACTTGCCAGACGAGACGCTGATAGAGCCGTCGGCGGCCGGGACCACGAAAAGCCACTGCGTGGCAGTGCGGCGGCCAAGCTCAGCGATCAGCGAAGTGGCGGTCGAAGACTCGGGCGGCGGCACGAGCCACGCACCGTCGCCGGAACCCCAGGCGACATGCAGCGGGAGCTTGGAAATGGCGCTGGCAATCGCCGCGCGCCCGGACATCGGAAGGGTTGCCATTGTGTACCTCTGGCAACGATTGTGGCGTCACGACGAGCTGGTGTGACTTGAGCCGAGGACGGCGTTCTGGCTGGCCCAGGTTTCGTCCCGCCAGTACAACGCGTTCCAATATTGCCCGGTGTACTCGACCGCGATCTCGTTGCGCACCCGACGGCGGCGCTCGAATGGGTCGTTGACCACCGACGTGTCCTCGATGTCCGAGAAGTCCAGCAAGGCCACATCCTCGATGACCGCAACGCCGGTGTGGCGGCGCCGCACAGCAAACTCCGCGGTGTACTCGCCAGGCACCTCGATCGACGTGCCGATGCGCGCCATAGGCGGCAACACCAGCACGCCGGCAGGTCTGTTGCGCTCGATGATCGGCATCACGTCCGACCAGTCGATAGGCACCTCCGAGTATGGCTGGATGTAGAACGGACCCACGCGCGCGCCGTCCTGGAACTTGTCGCCCCCGCTGAGCACCGATTGATCCAGCCGGAACACCGAAGTCCAGGGCTCAAGTATCTGCACCACCTTGCCGGTGAGCTGCAGGATAGCCAGCTCTATCGCCAGGGCGTTGACTCGGATGCGGAAGGCCTCCTGCGGGATTCGAACGCGGTAGGCCACGTCCGACTCACCGGACAGCCGACCAACGCTGTAGAGCGAGCCCCAGAGGTCCAGCCACTCGCCTTCAGCCGTGGCGATCACCATCTGCAGCAGCGCCTGCCGGACCTGCTCGCTCGCAGCATTCACCTCGCCGGCGTAAGCTGTGAACAGCACCCACAGCAACGACGTAAAGGCGGTTACATGGTCGCCGTTGCTCTCGTTCTGAGCGCCCGAGCCCTCGGTCAGCACCAGGGCGGAGAAGCCGTCGAAACGCGAGCTGGTGTGCGCAACCGTGAACCCGTCGGCACGCAGCGCGGCGATCAGGCCCGACACTGTGAGGGTCCGCAGGTTGTAGGTGCGCACCAGCGCCCCGGCGCGCGCCGTCATGACGCCATCGCCGATCGACCAGGACGCCCCGGCGCCATGGGTCAGGCGGAAGACGAGCTCGTCGGCGGCGCCTTTCTCGAAGACGGCGCGGTGCGGGTGGTCGAGCAGCCGCTGCAGCGTGGTTTGCGTCATAGCGGCTGAATGGTGAGTAGGCCGGGCACCAGCGCCTCGCTGGGCGAGCAGGCAACGTTTTCATTGCTGTCGGGCACGATGGCGCGCACACCATCCACGGCCAACAAATTCTCCACGATGGTTTTCAAGAACATGGTGGTGCCGGGTGCGATCGAGCGGATCGTGCTGGCGTAAATGTCGGAAATCGACTGCTGCACCGCAGTATTGAGCACATACCCGCTGAACATCGAAACCCGGATAGATAGGGGCACGGCACGCTCGGCCATGGCCAGCACCTCGACCTGAACGCCGGCCGGCCGGTACCCGGGCACGATGGTGCCGTCGTCTTTGCGGTAGCCGTCAATTAGGCGCTGCGCCAGCGCCACAAGCTCGGGCGATGCCACGCCGGTGCTGCCGTACAGCCAGAAACGCACGTAGCCGCGGTCCTCAAGCTCGCCCACGCGCGTGACGTACTGGTTCACGTTGCCGTCCGTATCCAGCGTGGTGGCCAGCGAAACCGCGTAGCGGCAGGCCTCCATGGTGCCGCGCGAAAGCGAGCGGATGAAGGATGCGAAGCGCGCGCGGCGCTCGTCGTCTGTCTCCAGGTCGCGGCCGCTGGTGATCGCCGAATTGCTCACCACAAACGCGCCACCGGTCAGCGCGGTGGCGTTGATGGCCCCGGATGCGACGTTGCCCTGGGCGCCGATTACGGCGGCCTGTACGGGCACGCGCACCACCGGCACACCGGCAGCCCAGATCCTCGCCTCGGTGGAGGTGTAGACCCGGCCATCCGAGGTGGTGAACGCCGTACCAAACGGAACGGTGATGGGCTCCACGGGCGCCGGCGACAGCGACAGGCTGACGAACCCGAAGGCCCGAGCCGGCTGCAGGCGGTCGAAGTTGAACGAACGGTAGGTGGCCTCGGGGATGGCTTCGAGCAGACCCTGCAGCATCTGCAGGTACAGCTCCTCCATTTCCGCGGCTGGCGCCTCCATGAGCGTGCGCGCGACCGACCCGGGCTGGAAGTCCGTGATTTTGTCGGTGATGCCGCGCGCGACGTTGATCTCGGCAGCGACGATGGAGACAAAGTTTTTAATCTGGAACATGGCTACCCGATTTTGAGATCCACCACGCCGCCGGCGATGGTTGTTGCGCGCGACGTGACCGCCACTTGATCGCCTACCACCTTGGCATCGGCGGAATCGACAGAGCGGATGCGGTAGTCGGCCCGCACCGCAGACTTTGTGTATTCGGCCGCCAGAAGGCTTGCAGCGGGCCCGTTCATGCGGCCGATGACGCGATAGAGCAGCGAGCCGTAGGTGGGGTGGCGCATAGCCTGCCCGCGCGGTGTGACGAGGCGGTGCTGCAGTTGCTGCACCAGGTTCGCAGACCCCGACACCACGAGGAAGTCGCCGGTACCGTCATCGGCCAGCATGCGGCCGGCCATTTTGCAGTCGCGCTCGAAGACCTGGCCGGTTTCGGCGCGATCGGAGAGCACGCCGGCCGGCGCAGGGATCTTGATGAACTGCCCGGACAGCAGCACACCCTCGCCGGCGCGCGCCTCGTCGTCGGTGATGTAGGGCCACACCAGGGCGTTGAGCCACACCAGCTCGGGCCAGCGGTTCGCATCCCCCAGCTCGCGGGCCGCGATCAGTTTGACCGTATCGCCGTGCTCGGTGGCCGCGATCCGGTAGCTGGGCATTTCCTTCGAGAAGGCCGTCACAGCGACACCCCCGCGACGATGTCCAACAGGTTGCGGTCGATTTCTTCCATGGGCAGCGGGGCCAGCACGGGATCGGCGTTCTTGATCGCGTTGATGGCCGTCAGCGCGCCGCTGGTGACCCCGACGGCTGCGGCGCCGGCTTGCACCAGGCTGAACACGCCCTGCCCAGCGTAGCGGCTCGCAGGGCTGCCGCCGGTGGTGCTGGAGCAGTTCGACGAGCCATACAGGCCCGAGTATTCCTCGTAGGGCTTGCGCGGCCGCAAGGCGTTCTGGAAGATGCACGCTACGGTGTTGAACGCAGCCGCCACGCGCGCAGCCCTGGCCTTGATGCTGAGCGGGAGATTCAGCAGCGCGGACACCGAGCGGAACACGCTCACACCAACCTTTGCCAGGTCGCCAGCGAGCGTCAGTAGTTGGTTCACGTAGGCCGCACCCAGGTTCGAAACGTTGTTGATCGCCGCGGTGACGGCATCAAACACGCCGGTGACGGTATCGAGGAAGTCGCCGAAGCCCGACCCCATGCCGAAGTCGCCGCCCTCTTCGCCGATCACGTCAGTGGCGTCCGAAAGCGCGCTCATGCCCAGGCCGTTGTTGCCGTAGTTCGGAATATCGACATTCGGTATGTCGATGGTGGTGGAGAGCGCCTGCAGCGTGATGTTGTACTGGAACAGGAGCGGGCGCGACTTCGAGCGGCGCAGCACGAACTGCGTGGGCACCACAGACCAGGCGAAGTGGTCCAGCACATCGACAAACAACAGCTTGACGCCCGCGGGATCCCGGCCGGCGTCGATCGATGCCTGCTTGGCGGCGTGGTACTTGTGGGTGACCAGGTTGTTCAAGTCCTCGAACGACTGAAAGCCGTCGCGCTCGATGCCGGCGGCGTAGCGCCAACCGGTGTTACCGGAGATCGTGCACGTTGGCAGCGCGGCGCCAAAGCTGTCCACCCAACCGGCGGTGTCCTGCCCCAGCGTCTGGTGCACGGTCGAGCGCGAGCTCTCCATCCGGCTGAGGTCTTCCGGGCGGATTGGGAGCGTTACAGCCTCCAGCGACTGCCCATCGTCCAAAACGAACACGATGGGCCGAACGCCGGCGCGCTGATCTGTCGGCGCAGGTCCGGGACTATACATGCGCCGATTCTGGCATCACGACGGAGCGGGCGGCGCCTTGTTCCCGTTGTCGGGGAGAGGGTCGCCATCCGGTACGGTTTGCGCAATGATCGTATCCGGGCTCTGCTGCAGGCGGCCGTTGCTGTCGATGTAAACGCTATTCGAGCCAGAGATGGTGACGTATGGCAGCACGTTGCCGCTCGGGTCCGTGTAGATGCGATCGCCTTCTGGGGTAAACGTGGTGATGACACCGTCGCCAAGGTCGATGCCCACTGGGCGCTGGTTTTGAATGTAGTAGTTGCCGTTGCCGTCGTACATCACCAGGTTTCCGTGGCTGTCATAGGTGGGCGTGAAGGTGCTACCACCGCCACCGCCAGACCCGCCGTCACCACCACCGCCGCCACCGCCGGACTTCGTGCCACCCGGCGGGCCAGACATATCAGGGCCGGCCTTGACACCGGTGTGTGCGTGGCGCCGCAGGCTGATGCCGCTGGCCACCACGTCGCCACCAGGCACCTCCAGCAGCGGCGTGTTGCAGGTGATTTTTGATGACGCATTGATCGTAACGGTGCCATCCTCGTGAATGGTGATCGACGACTTGCCGCCAGAAGCCTGCACATGGATGCTGACCTTCTTGTCCTTGTTCCGGTCCAGGGTCAGGCTTTCGTCGAAGTTCTTTTTTTCCAGATCCTCGTGCCCGGTGCTTTCAGCGATGCGCACGTAGGCACCGCTTGGGTGGTAGAACTCGGTGTTCCCGGAGCCATCGGTGGTGTGATACACATCCGACTGGTGGCGGCTGAAGCGCCGCTTCTTGTCCTCGAACGTCATCTGGCTGATCTGCGGATAGATGAAGCCGACAACGATCGGGTTGCCGCGCCCCATGACCGCCACCAGGGCCTCCATGTCCTGCCCGTGGCGCTTGGTTACGTCCCACTTTTCCTCGCCGGCAGAGTTCGGCATTTCAGGCATGTCCACACTGCCGCTGCGCGCGCTGCCGCTCTGGGACATCACGGGCACGCCGCTGAGCCGGGCGCCGTCGTCGCACATCACAAGATCCACCGAGTGGTCTTCTGGGTGGCTGGCCACCACGATTCCTTTGCGGAGCATTACAGCACCCCCAGGTTGTCATCCGCGCGGCGCGAGATCTCAGCCAGGTACGGCGAGCCCTCCATGGAAGCGCGCGTCGCAAATCCCTCGCCGCGGTCGAACTGCAGCGTGGTGGTGTAGGACTGGAACGGCAGGAACTCGTGCACCACCTGGTGGACATAGGCGAGGTAGCGCATGGTTCCCTGGATGAATAAGGCGTAGTCGCCGGCTTTGATGAGGTCGTTTTCACCATCGACACGCACCGGGCCGCCCTTCACGACGGCGGTACCGCTTTCGTACAACACGTTGTCCTTGTTCATTTCGGCCATGGCTTTCCGGCGCTTGTCGAGCCAGGCCATCTGCTTGGTAGAGCGTTCTTCGTGCTCGGCCGCCCGCTGACCGCCGGTCATGCTGGTGATCGTATCCTCGCCCTGCTGCGTTTCCGCGTACATGGGCCGCACGCCGTAGAACTTCTCCGCGGCGTTCGGATAGTCCTTGATCGACACGGTGCCATCCTGCAGCGCGTAGAGCTTGCGGACGATATCGTCGATCAGGTCGAACTTGCTGTTGTTCACCCAGAAGAAGTTCGCCACGTTGGCATCGCTGCGCGAGGCCACCAGCGACTTGATGCCGTAGTCCTTGATCAGCGACACACCAGGCGTGGGCGCGTCGTCCTGAATCTTCGCCGACTCGCGACCCTCCGGCGTGGAGAGCAGGAAGTACGGCACCGGCCGGTACACCAGGTGCACGCCGTCCTCGCGGTCCTCGGTGTAGAGCTCGTTCCAGATGCCGACATCGCCATAGGTCCGCATCACGTCGTAGACCGAGCCCTGCGCATTTTGGTAGTTGTTGTTGACCACGCCGTGCTTTACCGCCACCCCATCCCCCACGGTGATCTGCCGCGGGATTGGCATGTTTTCCGGCATGAGCGTGTTCATGTAGGGGTTGATGACCTTCTCGACCATCTCCTTGGCGAAGTCGGCTGCCGACAGCGTGTTGCGAGCCTGAATGCCGAACAGCTCCCAGAGCGAGAAATTGGTCAGCAGCGTTTTCCCGGCCGCGTACGCGGGCATGTACAGCACCTGGTAGGTCTGCCAGAACTTGCCGTAGTCCTGCCCGGACACCGACACGATGCGCTGCGGTCTGCCGTCCTCGCCCATGGCCTGCGAGCGCGTGATTTGAGAGACGACGCCGCGCATGACGATGGGCAGCAGCAGGGGCCGCGGGCCCATTCCGCCCCACATGCGAATCTCGATGATGTCCATGGGTTCGATCAGGCCGTAGACAGTCTCCAGGTCGCCGTAGCCCCAGGAGGCCTGCGGCTTGTCGGCAAACGTGAGATTGAAGCCGCCTGCAGCCTCGCGGACGGACTTCTGCGTGCGCACCGACGACCCAAGGTTCAGGAACGGCGTGAGGTCGATGTACTCGTCCTTGCCCTCGTACCGACCGGACACCGCCCAGTTCCCATCCAGCGTGTTGCGGCCGATGGTTTTGAAAAGCCAGATGTCGATTTCTGGCCGGGCGTCGATGGCGTGGGTCATGGTTAGTTTGCTCGAGCGCCACCAGCATACGGGCTGGCGGGCTTGACGGTGGTGTTGATGGTTTGATCGGGCATCACCTGGCGCCCATCGCTGCCGGGGTATTTTACGATCAGGGGATCGAAGCTGACGCTCATGCCACGCCCGCCGCCGGCATCGCTGGGCTTCACACCTTCAGGCATTGGCGTGGCCGCCCGCGCGCGCGCCGCCATTGCCGCAGCGTTCACGCCGCTGCTTACGTAGTTGGGGTCTTCGGCATACCCGCCTTTTTTCAGCGCCGAGAAGTAGTCTCGCGCATTGTCCGTGCCTTGGGCGCCGGCATAACGCTTCTTATCCAGCAGTTTTTTGAAGTCTTCGCCGAAGGCGTCCGGGGTGGCGTACGCGCGGTAGGAATCCACGCTGCCCGTCATGTTGTCCTTTGCCTTCGGGCCCGCGCCAGAGAAGTCCTTGATGTTCCCCAGGTTGTTCGTGCCGGGAATGATGCTCTTGCCCCACCCTGTCTCCAGGCCCCACTGCCCCAGGACGGCATCGACAGGGACGTTTTTTTCCTTCGCGATTTTTTCAGCGAGCGGGCCGTATTCCTTGACGAAGGCCGCCACGTTCGACGGCGGCTTTTTGCCATCAACGGCACCAGCAGCCGCGGCGCCGCCAGCGCCCGCACCAGCACCAGCCCCGGCGCCAGGCTTGGGCGTGCTCTCGGGCGTTTGCAACGCCGCATCGCGCTCGGCGCCGATCCCGCGAATTTGAGAGTTCACGGTGTTGATTTGGGCGTCGATGGCCGCGTCCTGCTCCTTGAATTCTTCGCGCGTAATTTGCCCGGAGTTCAGCTTTTTTCGCAGCTCGCGCTTACTTTCGAGCAGCTTGTCACGGTCGGATTTGAGCCCGTCCTCCTTGTTGGCGTATTGCTCCTTGATGCCTTTGACGCGGTCCTTTTCCTCGCCGGCGGCGATTTCCTTCATGATTTCGCCGGGCGTCTTCCGGCCCTTGTCGCCAGCCATGTACAGCAGGGCCTTCCGCATGTCCTGCTGGATGGTGATCATGTCCGCGGCTTTGACCTTGAGGTTGTCCAGCGCAGCCCGGCTGTCGCGAATGTCCGACCCCTGGGTTCGCTCCTGCTCGTACTGCGCAGACAGCACGGCAAGCGTGCGCTTCTGTTCCTCCGGGTTCATTGAACCCAGGCCCTCCAGCGTGGAGCGGTCCTCCCTTTTCAGGTCTTCGCGCTTGAGCAAGCCGTCACGGATGCTGGCGCGCTGCTCGTCGGTGCCCTGGAGCGCCATGGCCGCGTTGTTGATGCCGGAGGCGTTCATGCTCAGCGTCGTATTGCCAAGCACCTTTTGCAGTTCGCCCATCTCATTCGGCTGCAGCGACAGCATAGCCATGGCCTGATTCATGTTCAGGCCAGTGTGGTTGCCGAAGGCCTGCGCGCGCATCAGCTTGTCGGTGCGCTCATCCGTGGAGAACCGCTGCTTGTCCATGCGCTCGCGCGTGGCGGAATAAAGCGTCTGGTTGCCATCTGGGCCGCTCTCGCCCATGTACCGGGTGTACGCGCTGCCCACGCCAAAGGCGCCCCTCTTGGTGGCGAACATGCCATTCTCGCGCAGCACCTGCATCTGCAAGGGATCGAGCCCCATGTCGTTGCCGACCATGCTGGTGAAAAACTGCGATGCCTCGCCCTTGGCGCCACCGGCCCCAAGGTTGGAATTTACTTTAGACAAGATGGCCGCAGCATTCGTCGGGTCCATGCCAGCCATGCCGCTGCCGACCATGCTGGAGAACATGCCCGCGTAGCCGCTCACGTTGGCGGCCGCCAGGCTCTGGCGCGTTTGCGCCGTGGCGAAACCAGCGATGGCCTCCATGACCTCGTCGGCCTTCGAGAAGGCGTCGGACTTGGCGATGGTCTCGCCGATCAGCAGCGCCAGGCGACGGCTGTCCTGCACGTCCTTGGTGACGCCCAGGCCGCGCATCTGCCCCATGAAGCCGACACCCTGGGACGGGTCCAGGCCGTAGGCGCGCGACATACCCGCACCCAGGCCAATCTCCTGCGGCAGGGCCTGGTAGCCAGCGCGGCCGCTGACCTTGCCCGACTTCGCGAACTGCGAAAACAGGCCCTCGGTTTCGTCGTACTTGAGGTTCAAGCCCTCGCCGGTGGACGTCACGGCCTTCTTGAGCCCGACAAACGAGACGTTCACATCGCCCAGCGTGCGCTTGAGCCGGTCATAGGCGATGTTGTTGTTTTCGGCCTGGTCGATCTTCTCGGCAACCGCGCCTACCAGCTTGCCAACGCCAAGGGCCGCCATGCCGCCCACAAGCCCCATGAGGCCCGCTCCGAAGCCCGCGGACATGCCAGTACCCATGGCGTTGGCTGCGACGCCCCCAACAGGCCCTGCGGAGCGCATGCCAGCCTGCGCAACACCCGCGGCGGTCTGGCGCCAGCCGCCACCACCACCGCCACCTCCGCCATGCCCCGCACCAGGGTGGGTGAAGTCCTCGCCGTTTTCGGCGAAGAACTTCTGCATCTGCTGCAGCTTGCGCGCCCGCTGGCGGGAGTTGGAGTTCGGGTACGCCCGGTCGAGGTTGATGTTTTCCGGCGAGACGCTGGACTGGTCCGAATCCTTGAGGCGCCGGGCCATTTCGCGGTCCAGCTTCAAGTACGCCTGGAACAGCGCATCGATCTTGCGGATGGCGCCATCCGGCACCGGGTCGATCTTGCGTTTACCGACACGACCGAGCACGTCATCGATCTTCTTGGCGCCCTGCTCCACGCCCGTTGTGCTGAGCGTGGCGGATACCGGAATTTCAATTTTTTGCGTCATATCAGCTCAGTTCTTCAAAATCGTTTGGCAACTGCGGCTGCTGCTTTTGCTGCCGGGCAAGCAGCCTTTCAGCGACCGATTCCTCGTCGAATTCGTCATCCTCGACGGTCTTCGTTACAGCCTCTGGGTCGTCGTAGTACGTGTGCATCCACAGGTCTTCGAGCATGTCCTCGACGGTTGCTTCAAGGAACCGAGGATCGGTGCGCGTGAGGTTGTACTTGCGGCGGAACCAGAACTCGACCGACCCAAAGCCATCACGCGCTAGTTCCTTCGCCCGCTGGTTTCTGTCCGCCTCGAAACGAGCGCTCCTGGGTACGGAGCTCCTCATAAACGAGGTTCAGGTTGGCGTAGGTTTTCTCGTCCAGCGGATCCAGCTCGTCCAGATCCCAGCCGTCAGGCGCGGACACCGTCAGCACGCGCAGCGCGGACAGCCAGCCACCCATCGTGTCCAGCCACACCGTCGGCCGCTCGACGCCCTGGATGATGTCGGCGTACTCGCGCTGAATGGCCAGCTCGTCGGCCATGGTGCGCTTGCCAAAGACAAAGCGGCCGACGCCCTCAACAGTGACGGCAAAATCGGTCGGCTTGGGCGCGCGTGGTTTCTTGATCATGATGCGAATTCCTTGGGTGTTAAAAAGCCGCCTCGATCCACAGCGGATCGGGCGGCCCCTATTATTGCGGCACGACTTAGGCGCCGGTGCCCGTCACGTCGAGCGCGTTGAACTGACCGGAAGCCACCACGATCTGGTGCGCCTGAATGTCGATATCGCCGCTGGCGTACGACACGCCCACGTACTTGCGAAGCAGCTTGCCGTCACGCTTTGCATAGACCTCCAGATCGAACACCAGGCCCTGCAGCATGGCGTCGCCGTTTTCAGGCGTGATTCCAGCGCCCATCATGTTGTCCTTGATGAGGACCATGCCCGACACGCTGATCGTGTGGCGAGCCATGGTGGGCACGTACTCCTGCACGTGGATATCGCCGATGCCAGAAGCCGGATCCGGGCCGTAGTCGTCGCTTCCGCGCACCGACCGGATCATCCCGACCTGGCGGCCGTCGAGCAGCACGATGATCTCGTTGCCGGACTGGACTTTTCGATTTTGCTTCATTCCTAAGCTCCTTTAAGACGCCGACGCCGCGCCGCTGTACGGGACAGCGAAGATCGACACGAGCACGTAGTTGACGGGGATTGCGGGCGAGCACTCGAACTGCACGCGCAGCACGTCGCCGGCCAGCTCGGCGCTGATATTGCGGTACGCGGGGCTCTGCGCATCGCCGACCAGCACACCCGGACCCTGGGGCTCGGCCTTCGCCAGCTCGCGCAGCGCAGACTCGGTGATGCTGATAGCGCGCTGCAGGCTGATAGGCCCACCCTTGGCGCCGCGCAGCACGTCCAGAGCCTCGCGCACGCGGCGGGCGGTGAAGTCCAGCGCCCAGCCGGTGGATTGCTCCACCTTCGCGTAGTTGCGATCGTTCAGCCAGGTGCTGATCGACTTGACCACCTTGTAGGCGTCGTCGGTCTTTTCGACGCAGAACACGCCGCCGTTGATCAGCACATCGGTGTCGGTCGGGTTGCGCAGATTGCGCTCCAGGCCGCGCACCTTGATGGCCTTGTTGGTCAGCGGGGTGCCAGGGTTTACACCGGAGAAGGCGCCCGAAATCAGGGCTGCCGTCATGTAGGCGGGATACAGCACCAGCTTGCCAAGCGGGTCGAAGTTGTAGTGCCCGATGTGCACCAGCGACGTGCGCTTGCTGTTCAGCGCCTTGGCGGCGTCAACGGCCTGCAGGTCGGTGGTGTTCAGCCCCGTGCCGCAGATCACCCGGCGCTCGCGCAGAGCTACATCGCTCATGTACGAGGCATGCGTGTCGGCCAGGGCGTGGATTGCCGGGTCGCCGCTGATCGGGGTGACCCACTGCACGTCCACGGTCTGCAGCACTTCAAACGCAGCAGCCCAGTCGCTGAACGTGGTCAGGCCGTCGGTACCGGCGGACATGAATGTCCAGTCCACCAGGGTCGGGGGCTTGCCGGCGCCGTTGACGCGGGTTGCGCGCACAAAGTCTTGCGTGGGGCCATTGAGCCAGTCCACCACAGCCTGCAGGTCCGCCTTGGCCGTGTAGGGGGCGGTCTTGACATCCACCGCGGTCACGAAGTCCAAGCCGTTCAGCGCGGGCGAGTTGTAGCTGGAGTCCAGCACCGACGCCTCGAAGCCCGGAACCACGTTGATGCGGTCAACCAGGTCAACGATCGTTCCGTACTGGGTCAGGTCCAGCGTGGCCACCGTGGTGCCAGAAGGCGCGGCCAGGACGACCGTGGTGCCAGTGACCGTCATGGTGGCCGAGGCCAGGGCGCCGGTGTACTGGACCGAGAAAGCGCGACGCTCGATGTTGTCCTTGCTGTAGTAGTCGTTGCCGCGCTTCGTGGTGACGCGCAGGCCCGCCACGCTGCCAGCTTCAACCTTGAATTGAATCTGGTTCTCGCGAATACCGTAGTTCACCGACGTCAGCGTGATGACGTTGGCGGCGGCGTTGTCCTTGAGGACGCCAGTCGACTGCAGCGCGTTGTCCACGCGGATGACTACGATGGTCTGCGGGCCGCCAGTTTCGGGGCTGGGGTCGAAGGCTGCGCGAACGGCGTCCAGCAGCTCACCAGACACCAGGTCGCGAGCGGCTTCTTGCGGGCTGCCATAGCGCAGGGGCGTCTTCGGCTTGCCGCCGGCGGCACGGCCGATCAGCGCAACCACGTTGCCCACGGATGCGTTCTGCGGCTGCAGGGCGCTGTCATTGATGACCGACGCCGTTGCAGGCGAAACGATCAGCCGACCATTAAAAAATACAGACATGAAACGCCTCGCTTAAACAGGGGTGGTGACGAAAGTGTCGAAACGCGCCCGGTACGAGGCCTCGGTGTCCTTGAGGCGTCCAGCGCGGCGCTCCACGAACTCGAAGCCACCCAGCAGCTCGGGGCGGCTCACCGTTTCGGAAAGGCGCGTGCAGAATTCCGCCAGCGTCAGCCGGGGCTCTTGCGTGATTTCCACGGCTTCGTCCGTGGGGTTTTGCTTAGCCATTGATGCTCCTTGAAATGACAGACGAAATAGCGTCAACGTTTCCGCCCACGCGAACTGGTGCCAGGCAGGTGAAGGTGTTCACCGTCTGGAACATGCCTGGCACGCCGTACTCGCCATTCAGCGAGTCCACATCGGACTGCTCCAGGACGACCAGGTCCAAACCCTCGGCGGCAAAGACGCCCAGGTTGCCGATGATGATGCGGCGTAGCGCCTTCCGCAGCGCCGAGCGCTCGTCTGCATTCAGGCACCAGCCGATGATTTGCAGGTTCACATCAGCGAGCCAGCCGTCGGTTTCCTCCCAGCCGTAGCTCGTCATGTCGAACTCATCGCCGCCGATGTACTCGCCAATCGCGCGCTCCGCGGGCTTTTCGGATTCGAGGTGGATGGTCACGGCCGGGAAGCTGGTTGTTTCAGCGATCGGCGGCGCGGTGAAAACCTGCACGTAGCCGAGATCGGAGACAACCGCGCCGCGTTCGACCTCGATTTTCAGCCCGGCCTCCAGGCGGTCGCGGAGCAGCGTCATCACATCGGTTGACAGATCCGCGTAGCTCGCGCGAGGTGTTGCGCTTACGGCGCCGCCAGGGGTCCATGTGGCCCCGTGGTCGAAGCTGTAGTAGGGCTTGTAGAAATAGGGGACATCGTTCTCGATGAACTGGGTATCGACGAACGAATCCAGCGTACCCTCGAAGACCAGGAAAGCCCCGGTGTCGGCCGGGCCGGTGAACGTGTTGGAACCGCGGCGAAGAACTCGCCAGGCGACAGCGCCCGCAGGCGGCTCCAGAAGGAGGCGCACAGCATTTCCGATTGGAAGCGGCTGGGCCAGTGAAATCATGGCCTCAATGATCGCGTCACGACCAAAGGCTCGTGATGCAACAATGGGGAATGGCTGGAATAAATTATGGCGTCACGTTCAGCATTGCCGGAAAGCTCGATGCCGTCGGCATCGTGAACAAGGAAGTGCTGCCACTCCTGCACCAGGCGGTGAAGGGCGTCGCCAAGCACGGCGCCCAGAATTGGCAAGAGGCCGTGCTCAAGCAGCGCGGCATCTGGTCAAAGGAAAAGGATGACTACGCGGCATCCATCACCTGGAAGATGACGGGCGACTTCAGCGCGGTCATCGAGTCGGACTACCAATACGCCGCGGACATCGAAACCGGCCGCCCAGCGCGCGACCTCAAGCGCATGCTGGACACCAGCGGGAAGGTGCGGCGCACCAACGACGGGCGCAGGTTCCTGGTGATCCCGTTCCGCCACAACACCCCAGGCAACAGCGCCCACGGGCAGGAAATGCCATCAGGCGTGCACGGGTTGGCCAAGGCGATGAAGGAATCCCAGGTCACGGGCGGCGGGCAGCGCCCATCCGGCCAGGTGGTGCACCTCTCGCCGAAAAGCGGCATGTCGCCAGCGGCGAAACAAACGCCGTTCCTCAGCTCCACCACGACCAAGAAGGCCTCCACCGTCGAGGCGCGCAGCTACGCCTGGGGCGGGCGCCTCACCAACGGTGCCATGAAGCAGGCCGGGCTGGACGCGGCCACGCGCAAGCGGTACGCGGGCATGGTCAAGATGGACACCAGCACGCCGGGCGGCGCAAAGTCCTCGGCTTACATGACCTTCCGCATCATGATCGAGGGCAGCCAGGGGTGGGTGGTTCCGGCGCAGCCGGGCCGCTACATCGCCAAGAAGGTGGCGGAAGATCTTCAACCCAAGGCAGAGGCCGCATTTGCAGCCGCAGCCAAGGCCGCCATCAAGTAGCGCTGCGGCGCCCCAGGAGGTCGAAGCGGCGCAGCACCACCCGCCGCGGGAGCGGCGCACCGCTGTGCTCGTTGCGGCTTGAGGGCATTTCCACCAGGCAGTAATACTCCGGCAGGCGCTGGCCCGTGATCGAGTAGGTGACACCAGGCGGCGGGGCATCCGCACCCCAAACCGGGCGGCCGTCCGCGCCCAGCGATGGCAGCGGGCCCTCGACGAGCGCCTTGGTGACGGCATCGATCCAGAACACGCGGTCGATGCCGCTGGCCTGGAACATCAGGCGCTCGGTCGGCGCGCTGCGCGTGAGGCTCGTAGAGAAGCGTTCGGCCCCGTTGAGCATGGTGACGCGGTCAAACGGGCCAACGGCCCACATGGGGCTGTCTCCGGGCACGGTGACGACAATATCGCCATCCGTCCACATGCCCGAGCCGATCCACTGCTGCTGGGTCTTCTGGCTGGCCACGCCGCACACGCAGAGCTGCGACGCCGACCACAGATGCCCCTTGCCGAGGCAGTGGGGGCAGCGCGGATCCGGCTGCCCGCTGTCGCGCTTGACGCACGGGCACGCGAAGGATTGCGACCACTTCACCTGTTGCCCTATGTGGGCCAGGTGTCGATTGAAGGCGCCGGCGTTGAGTTGCATCAGAACACCATCGAGCGGATGCCGTGGATGCGCGTCATCAGGCCGCCATTCGTGCCCTTCGGCCCGTTGATGATGTCGTCGATCGCATCGCTGTACTTGCTGATATCCATGCTCATGCTCTGGCTCAGGCCGTCAGCAGAGATGGAGCCCGACTGCGGGATGTACGAATCCGCCAACACGTTCAGGACGGCCTTTTTCTTGATCACATCCAGAATCTCCGGGTACTCGGTCTGGATGTTTTGCAGGCCCGCCGTGTAGGCCACCTGCACCATGTCCGGGATGCTCCGGCGGTTGATCATGGAGGTCATCGCGAAGCCGGCCGTGCCCATCAGCAGCGCGGAGTTGCTGGGCACGATGCGGACATGGCCAGGGCGGCTGTCGATGCGCAGCCAGTCGAGCGGCACGTTGAAAAAGCCCTGGTTTTGCGTGGGGTACGCGAAGCGGATGTACTCCACCGAGATGACCGGGCGGTGCCGCGTGACCAGGTAGCCCCACTTGTCGCGCTCGAACATTTCCGGCACGTAGTCATACCCGGCGTCGATCTGCCATGGCATGCCGCCCAGGGCGGCCAGATCGTCGGCCGTGGGCTGGATGGGAAAGTACCGCGTCGGCACCAGGGGCACGCGCAGCAGGCCGGCGACATACGCCTCGGCGGCGATCAGCTTCTCCCAGAGGTAGTCGTCACTGACCGCGATGCCGGGCATGAGGTTGGCGGCCATCAGTGCGAGGCGGTCCTGGCGCAGGCGAGCCACGGCAACGATCCGGTTCGGAAACAGCGCGCTGCCGGCGTTCAGGGGCGCCTTGACGTTCAACAGGCAGACCCGCGCATCGCGCCGGCCAGCCGCCGTGACAATCGAGTTTTCGAGCACGTACCAGTCGGGCGTGATTCCGACGGGCGCCTCGATCCAGATGGAGGTGGACGTGCCAGAAGTCAGCGAATCCGTCAGGATGGGGCCTGGGGCGCTTACGGTCCAGGTGCTGGAGACGATCGTGTCCCCGCCAGCTTTCGCCAGCCAGTCGGACCAGTCGAGGCCGTAGTCCAGCCTCGAGCCCGCCCGCTGCTCGCCGGTGAACCCGCTGTCGGATTCCGTGAATAGCGTGGTCATGTCATGCCTTGAAAATTCTGCCGGATTCGATGATACGCTCACGACGCCCGGCGACGACCACGCCCTGGGCGCGCGCTGTGGCTGATACATTGCCGCGGCTCACGCGCTGTTTCGCCTGCGCCGGCCGGCCTTCCGCTTGGGTTTTTGGCACTTGAGCGACCGCAAGACGCCCCGGACTTGGCATCTTTCCAACGACGCTGTAGGAGCCAGGCATGGAGGCCGCCGCAATCCCGGTGATGTCGAAGCCGTCCAGCAGATCCGCCCAGACGGAAGCCTCCACCGCGTACTCGCCATCCATGCCCGAGCCAACAGCGATCAGGGTATCAAACCCACCGTCCAGATCCCGGGCGACGGCCTGCAGGACAGAGAACTCTCCGGCAAGCGCGCTACCGACCTCGGTCTGCACGCCATAACCGCCCGACAGGTCCGCCGACACGGCGCTGGCGATGGTGTGCGAAAGGGAGGTGCTGGCGCCGACGGCGCTGAGGATGGGGTACGACAGCGCGAGGTTGGCGCCCACGCCACCCTCAAGGATGTAGCCACCCGCCAGGCTGGCACCCACGAGCCCGCTGACGCTGTACGCCCCAGGCTGCGAGGCCTCCACCCCAACCAGGACGGAATAAGCACCCGGAACGGATGCAGCGACCTGCTGCAGCACGGCGTGCGCGCCGGCCAGCGAGGCGGATGCGCTCTGCAAGACGGCGTAGCCACCAGCATGATCCGACACCAGCACCCCGGCGATGCCGAAGGACAGCGCCAGGCTGGCCGGTACCGAGGTCAGGACAGCGTAGGAGCCAGGGCGATCAGCGGCAACGCCCTGCGCAATCCCGTGCGACCCGGCAAAGTCAGCCACCACGACGCTCGCGATCGTGAAGGTGCTCGGCAGATCGGCCGACACCCCGGATGCCACCGGGTAGGCGCCCGCGTGGTCCGCAAGCACGGCGGCCGAGACGCCATATGCCCCGGCCAGCGATTCCGCCACGCCCTGCCGCACCTGGTGCTCGCCATTGAAGGCGGCCGCCGCGCCCACAAGCACTGCATACGCACCAGGCGCATCAGCCCGAACCCCGGAAAGGACCGTGTAGGCGCCTGGGGCATCGGATGACGCTACCCCAGCGACACCGTACGAATCGGCCAGGCTGGACCCCGCCGTGGCCCGCACAGCGTACGCGCCGGCGACGTTGGCGGCCACGGAAGCCAGCACGGCATGGGCGCCGGGATGATCGGCCGAAACCGCGCTGGCGATGCCGTACGCGCCCGGGGCGTTTGCGGCGACGCCGGACAGCACCAGGTAGGCGCCTGTCGCGCTGGCTGCCACCGAGGACGCGACGCCGTAGGCGCCTGGGGCATCCGCAGCGACCGAGGAAATGATGGCGTAAGCGCCCGAGCCGTCCGCTGAGGTGGTGCCGGCAACCCCATAGCCGGTCGCCAGATCGGCGGCGACGCCGGACAGGATGCCGTAGGCGCCAGGACCGTCGGCTTGGGCGCCGGACAGCACGGCGAACGTGCCGGCGTGGTCCGCGGAAACGCTGGCCAGCGCGGCGTGCGCGCCCGCAAGGTCCGCGGACACGGCGGACAGCACGGCATATGCCCCAGGCTGGCCAGCCAGGACGGACGAGAGGACGCTGTAGGCCCCGGGTTGGTCTTGCGCGACCGAGGACAGGATCGCAAACGACCCGGTCATGTCGGCGGCCACGCCGGCGAGGATGGCGTGGCTACCGCTGGCGCTGGCGGCCACGACCTGAAGCACGCCATAGGCGCCCGCCAGGTCGGCGCCCACCACGGACGTGCCAGCCGTCGCCGCGCCCGTCTCGAAGACGGCCGGGTCGAAAACATCAGGGCCGTCGAACAGTTCGGCGCTGCCACCGAACAGCGCGCTGTCGAATACCCCGCTATCAAAGACGGGGGTCGCCATGGTCAGTAATCAGTCTCGATGTAGATGCCGCAGACATCGAGGCCAACAGCCGCGGCTGTTGCATTGTTCGTGCGCCAGAGCTGGTGGCACAGCAGCGTGGTGCCGGCGGGGCACACCAGGGCCGCCAGGAACCCGGAGGCCTTGGCACCGGTGTTGAGGCGGGTGACCTCGTAGTAGCAACCACCAGAAGTCGGCGAGAAAAGCGTCAGCTCATAGACGTCCTGCGACGCCGTGTTTGCCGGAAAGCCAGCCCCAAGGTCGATCGGCGCTTGCGCGACACTGCCGCCATAGACGATCTGCAGGTTTGCAGAAGTGGATAGCTGCGCCACGCCGATGACGTTGACCAATGTGGATGGCTCGACGTTCGTTGGCGCGCCGGTTGAGGCGGCGAGGCCGACAAACATGCGAGCACCGGCCACGTTCGCGGCATCCGATGTTGCGAACCGGTAGCGGGCAAAGAAGCCGCCCAGGCCAGCGCCGGCGCCGGTCGTGTACTTGGCGACGGCCTCGCGGGCGCCGGCAAGCGCTGCAGCCGTTGCGGCGGACACGTACGCCAGCCGCGTCATGCGGGTCAGCATGTTGGTCGTGGCCACGTTGCGCGCCGTAGCCGTTCCGGTACCGGTCAGCGCGGCCATGCCGAATACGCCGGGCGCCGTGGTGCTGTTTCCCGGCGGCATCCACAGCGCTACCTTGTTGCCGCCAAGGTTCGGCTGCAGGGTCGTATCGAGGCCGGACGGCCCCATCTGCGACAGCATCGTGCGGCCGCCGATCTTCTTGCCGTACAGGGTAAGAAAACCATCGGCTGGCGCCGCCGGGTCGGAGGTCAGCACCGGAATATCCACCTCGGAATCGATAACGTGGCCATCGTTCCAGCGATCGACGGAAACCTGCTTGGCGCCATCGTTGACGCCGGTCGCCTGGTAGTTATGGCGGATTGGCATGGGGCAGACCTATCAAGCAGCCGTATCGCACTCGACGCGCAGCGTGTACGTGTCGTTCGCGGCGGGTGTCGCGGCGCCGATCGTCCGGCGAACCCAGACGGCACGGTGCTGTCCTGCGGGGATGTTGCCCAGCGCCAGGCCTGCGCCCTTTGTGGCGGGCTGGCTGAACGTCACGCCGGCGGGAGCGGTGTTTTCGTCGGCCACGGCCGTTTCGGTGGCGTTGACAGCCGAGGCGCCCACGCCGATCGCAATGCGGTTGCCTGTGGTGTTTGCCTGAATGTAGACCACCGCATTCTGCATCGCCAGAGTGGCGTTCGCGTTGTGCACGTAGAAGCAGCGGTACTCGATGTCGCCGGCCGAGCTTTCAGCGCTGGTGACGTCATCGAACAAACCAGCCGGCACCACGTTGGCAGACTTGGCGCCACCGATCGACGCCAGGGCGCTCGCGTTGGCAGCGCCGCCGGACAGGCGGTAGACGATTTCAGTGGTAATGATTGGCATATAAACATCCTCGAATTATGCGCATTCTGCTGTCACGAAAAAGGCCGCGTGCAGCGGCCTTTTGATCCTCGGGAGAAGCCGATGGCGATCAGCTCGATGCAATCACGCCAGCGTTGCGCAAGCTGTTGAGCAGCGCATCAAACTCCGCCTTGGTCGGCGCAGCGGCCGCGTTGGGCACGTGCACGCCTTGGGCCGTGGGCAGGCCCTTGTCGAGCAGGTCGCCCAGCTTGGCGGTCTTCGCGCCAGGCGTGAGGGAGTTCAGCAGTTTTTTTGCAGTCGCGGTAATCGCCATGATGGCTCCTTAAAAAACGTTGGGGTCTTCGTTGCCCGCTTCGCCGGCAGCACCAGGGGCTGGCTCTTGCGAATCGGGGGCTTGCGGGCCGGTGCCATCAGCGACAGGCGCAGTCACTTCTGGAGCGGCAGCAGGCGCAGGCGCCGGAGCCGCGGCGGCCTTTTTGATGGCAGCGGGCTTCGCGGGCGCAGCGGGCGGCTTTGCGGCTGGTGCCTTGGGCTGCGTTGCGACGGGCTTCTCCTCGCCTTGCTCAGCCAGCTCGTAGCCTTCGATGGACAGGAACAGCTCAGCAGCCTCGTCGCCGATTTCCTCGGAGATGACGCCGCGGCCGTCTTCGGTCGGGGTGAAATTTACGCCGTTGATGTTCAGGCTGGCGTTCGGGCGCGTGCAGATGACTTTGGGCATGACAGTTACTCAGGTGATGGTGGAACAAACCGGACGCCACAAGGGCGCCCGGTATCTACCCTGCCCGCTGATTATTCAGCGGTGAACGGACGCCACTTGGCGTTGCTCGGCAGGATGTTCTTGATGAAGCCGTGGTGCTTCGGCTTCGTGATCCGCAGGTACCCGAACAGGAACTGGAACCACGAATACTGAGGCACGCCACCGATACCAAACGGCAGCGGAATCTTGGTCATCGGCTGGAACTGGCGCCATCCGATGGCGTCCGAACCGGTCGACAGATTCAGCACAGGCACCATCACCGTACCGGGGATGTCGCGGTTCTGGTCGGTGTAGGTGGTCGTCGCGCCGGTCTTCTTGATCACGCGCACCAGACGGAAGTCGTTGGTGGCGTTCGTGCCGTCCTGGCGGCTGCGATAGATCGCATAGCCAGTCTCGGTGCCAGAAGCCGACTGGCTGATCGTCAACACAGCGTTCTTGCCGGCGGCAATCGCGGTCTGCGTGGACTTCACCACTTCGGACAGGCCCTTGCCGGTGCCGTCGATGGCGGCAACAGCGTAGTAGTAGTTGCCGGCGCGGGGCGCAGTGAAGCGCGACGCGGTGTCATTGGCGGTTGCGTTGACGGCAACACCCACGGGCTTGATGGCAGCGTTGCTGACGGCGATGGCGGCGTTGTTCACTTCGAACGGATAAACCATGGGGTTTTCTTCGTCCTGGATGAACGTGTCGAGGTTCGTCTTCAGGATACCGCTGGTGATGCGGATGCCTTCGACGTGGCCACCGAGCACGGGCGTGTTGCCACCGGCAGGGCTCCAGCGGTACGCAGGGTCGAGGTTCTTGTTCAGATCGACCTGCACCGAGTTCGGCAGGAACACGTCCGTGCTCTTGCCCCAGGAGCCGTAGCGGCTCGCGGCGGTGTTGATGCGCGAGAACGGATCCACATCGACCAGGGTGCCACCGTTCAGATCGACGATGTTGTCACCGGACATATTGCCGGCAGCCACTTCCTTCTCGATCTGGCTGAAGATGCCGTCGAACTGCACGGGGCTGGCGTCCGAGTTGCCGTGGTACAGCGAGTAGTTCGCATCGGTCAGGAGCTGCAGGGCGCCGTTGCGCTCTTCCAGGGCCACAGGCTCGGCGATGTTCTTGCCCACGGTCAGGACGTAGCCGACCTGACGCAGGGTCATGAGGAACTTCACCATGCCGACTTCACGGCTGTACTCGCCCTGCGCGGAGCGGACAACACCCATCTGGGAGTTGAAAGCGCCACCCAGGAAACCACCGACGTTCGTCTGGCGGCTGTACTCGTCCACGATGTTCGTTGCGCTGGTCGAGGCCAGGCGGTTGAACAGCGTGAAGTGGTCGTTTTCCTGGATCGTGGTCTTCATCGCCGTGTCCAGCGACTGCACGCCCAGGGCGCCACCACCGGTGAGGGTGGCGACATCGGTCTGGTAGTTGGACGCTTCCAGTGCCTTTTTCAGGTCACCGAGCTGGTCCAGGGAACCGCCCGCAGAGCCACCAAGGGCCGGGGCGCCGCCGGGCGACATGCCGGCAAACTGTTGCAAAAGGGCTTGGGCGTCCATGCTTTTTCCTTCGGGGTATGGATGGGG